ATGGGACGGCCAACGTTCAAAATCGATCAAGTCAGGCTCCGCGCCCTGCGCGAGGAACAAGGGCTGACTCAAGCTATGGTCGCAAAAAAGGTGGCTGAACAGCTGGGCACGCCAGATACCCAATCTCTTGGTCGTCACTATCAGCGGATCGAGGAAAGTGGACAGACCAGTACCAAGTACGCTAGGGCGTTGGCGACCGTTTTAGATGTGTCCGTGCCGCTGCTGCAGGGGCACGAAAATCCTGATCCGCCGGACTACCTTCGGCATATTCAGGGCCTGCTCAAGGAACAACTTGATACCGGCACCAACCACGCTTTGCAAGATTTGTTGGAGCACCACGCCAAGGATGACCCAGAACAGGCACTGGCATACCTGACGGAGGACGTTGCTGAACGTATCGAGCACGTGCTGCTCGTACGGAATCCGGCCAAGATGGCAAATCTGATGCAACTGACTGGACTGTCGGAGACGGACCTCCTCGCGCCGGCGAACGTGCGGGGATTTTGGTTCCTCTCGGTCGGTTCGCGCATCCTCAATTGCACAGAAGTGGTCGATGGTGCCTCCGCCGTGAGCTGGAGAATTGGCGAGATCATAGCGGAGTACCTCAACTCGTGGGGCAGCGACAGCACTGTGCGCATGTGGCACGACAAGCCTTGGTTTCGCATCGAAATCACCCGCCCCCGGCTCCGGGATCGGATGCTTATCGACTTCACGCGTTGCCAGCCGGATGCAACCGGCCTGCGGTGGATCGAGGCTGGCTGGCGTGACGAATTCCTTCTTCTTCCCGCCATCATCGACCATGCCTACAAGACCGCCGATGTCGTCACCGATTTTTCCAATAAGACCCTGCCTAGCGATTTGCACCGGCTGCGCCTGGTCGTCACCGAGCATGAGGGGATGCCGTGCAAAGAGCTTCGCAGGATGGTGGTACGGGGCAGAATCGACGACATGCCGGAATCAGTGAAGGAAAACTTCGCCAAGGAGTGCTCCAGCCGCCTGTTGTTCGTCAGTTGGCTGACGTCCGGATTAAGAGACGCACTGATGCCGCACCTCGTCGCGCACCCTGCTTCGCACTGGTACGTCAGTACCTGTGGAGCAGCGGCAGTGGAGATCAAATGCGAGGATCCGCGATTTCCCGGCGCTGCATGCGCAGAGCTTCGGTACCGCATCATGCTGGTAGAAGAAGTCGGGCCCCGTACATTTGATCGCGTTCCTGTGCGTAAAAGCGATCTCGAGCAGCTGCAGAAGCACATTGAAAAATGGCTGGCCGAAGGCTTCAGTCCAGCCGCTGACGACGAACCCGTACCTGACTTTGAACCGATTTAGCACGGTACACCTCGGGCCGTGCGCCCATATCAAAACCGAGGATTTTTAAGGAGAAACAGCATGTTTGCACATCTTGAAAACGCACCGAGCAAAACCGGCAACCCTTCCGGTGGCGGCCGCAGCAACAATCCGCCGAAAGGCAAATAAGTGTAGCTGGCAGGGTTGTGTGACATTTGCGCCCAACCCTGTGTCATCGTGAGGATGGCCGATGAAATATTCGTCATGCAAAGAATTCGAAGTGCTTATCAGACAGCTCGTTCGTGAAGGGTGGTCTTACAGCCGGGGGACAAAGCATGGCAAGTTATCGCCGCCTGCTGGTAGTGGCCGAATCACGGTGCCGGGCTCCCCTAGCGACTGGCGAGCGGTCATGAACTTTCGTCGGGATGTACGGGAGGCGCTAAGGCTGGACGGCCAATTAGCTCATGACGATGCGGATCGATCCTCGCACGCTGCTCCTCCCACATTGCCGGCGGATCCACTGCCAAGTCGAAAAGCGTGATGTGGTCCGGCAATGCGTCATCCAAGATGGCGGCGACGATGTCGGGCGCCAGCGTGGTCAGGTTGACCATGCGGCTCACATAGCTCGGGTCGACGTTTTCGCGGACAGCAATTTCCTTGAGCGACTGCACTTCGCCCGATGTCAGCATCCCCAGCCAGCGGTGGCCTCGGGCCAACGCCAACTGCAGCGGCGTGGCCGTGGCGTTGTCCCATGGGCGAGGTTTCATGTTTTCACCGCCGGGTAGCGTAACCAATTTGCGGCCGCTACGCCGCTTGATCTGGATTGGCACATACAGGGTCAGACGGCCGTCGCTTGCTTCGACGACGGTTGGCTCCCCTGCCGGCTGGATCAACATCTTACTCATGCCTTGACCTCCTCGGCGGCACCATCGGTTGCCGGTCGCAATTCAAGGACCAGACGCTCGATGCCGTTCGCGCGCAACCGCACTTCCAGATCATCGGGCGACACGATCACCTTCTCGACCAGCAATTGGACGATCCTGGTCTGCTCTGCCGGGAACAGTTGGTCCCAGATCGCATCGAGACGGGTCATCGCCACGGTGACCATAGCCTCGTCCAGGTTGGGGTCGAGTGCGATAGCCCGAGGCAGCATATCCCCGATCAGCCCCGGTGAGCGAAGGATCGCACGCAGTTGATCCAGCACCGCTGCCTCGAGTTCGGCCGCCGGCAGGGTGGGCAGACCAGACGCACCGGCATGCTCCTTTTTCTCACGCTGAGGGACGTAGTAGCGATATCGACGCCCGTCTTTCTTCACCGTGGAAACCGGCGACAGCGCACGGCCGTCGCTTCCGAACACTATCCCCCTAAGCAGACAATGCACCTTCGTCACCTGCGCCCGTGTGGCGCTCGCGCGCGCACGACCATTGGTAGATAGGATTGCATGAACTCGGTCCCACAGCTCACGATCGATGATCGACGGATGCTCTCCCGGATACCATTGGTCCCGATGGCGCAATTCCCCGAGGTAGGTACGGTTGTGCAGCAGTTTGTAGATCAGCGCCTTGTCGATCGGCCGCCCCTTTCGGACCTTGCCGTCCTGCGTGGTCCAGGCCTTCGACGTCACGCCATCGAGTCTCAACTCCTTGACCACGAGGGTGGTCGATCCGATTTCGACGAAACGCCGAAAGATGTGGCGCACGAGTTTTGCCTCCCCGTCATTCAACACCAGTCGTCGATTTACGACGTCGTACCCGATGGGTGGAATCCCGCCCATCCACATGCCCTTGCGTTTGCTCGCAGCGATTTTGTCGCGAATGCGCTCCCCGGTGACCTCGCGCTCGAACTGGGCGAAGGACAGCAGGATGTTCAGCATCAGTCGGCCCATCGAGGTCGTGGTGTTGAACTGCTGGGTAACCGAGACGAACGACACGCCGTGGCGCTCGAACACATCAACCATGCGGGCGAAGTCTGTCAGGCTGCGCGTCAGCCGGTCGATTTTGTAGATCACCACGATGTCAATCTTGCCCGCCTCGATATCTGCCATCAGGCGTTTGATCGCTGGACGGTCCATGTTCCCGCCCGAGTATGCCGGATCGTCGTAGTCGTCGGCGACCGGAATCCAGCCCTCGGCACGCTGGCTCGCGATGTACGCATGCCCCGCATCGCGCTGCGCATCGATCGAGTTGTACTCCTGGTCCAGTCCCTCGTCGGTGGATTTACGCGTGTAGACGGCGCAGCGCAAGCGCCGGGTCAGTGAATCGCTCATTTCCGCCCCCGCTGTTTTTCAACCTTCCGCTTTCCCGGCTCCGTGAGACCGAAAAACACGGGACCAGACCAACGCGTCCCGGTAATTTCGCGAGCAATCATCGACAGGCTCGGGTATAGCCGACCTTCGAACTCATATCGGTCGTCCGCAATGACCGTCACGCGATACTCGACCTTCTGGTATTCGCGGGTCAGCACCGTCCCCGCTGGCGGACGGTACGATCGCGCCTTCTTCGTGAGCTTGCCCGTTTCTATCAGATTGGCAATGCGGCGCTTGTTCCTCTCAAGCAGGTTTGGATCGACCTTGCGAAGCTCGACTTCCTGCAGTCGGTAGGCAATGCGGCGCTCGAGAAATTGCCGGTTGTGCGTGGGCGTATCGCCCCCGATCAGCCTGCGCCACAGCGCCTTGATTTCTGCCATGGGCAGATCAGACAATCGGGCGATTTGCGCAGCAACCGACGCTGGTGTCGTGTATGCACGCGGGTTCGTACTCATCTGGACTCCGTAGTTTTGTTGTTGACGGGGTCTATATGAACGCGCTGGCGTCCAGATAAGGCAAGCTCAAACTCACTCTCCGGCAGGCGCTTCGTGGACTGTGGAAAGTGGCTGATGCGCAGGCGCACGAGCCCGTTGGCCAGCAGAGACGCGACTTCGAGCCGGCGCTGCTCCGGGGTCATCCGTTCTGGGGAAATCTGGTTTGTCTCGTGCATCGGTATCGATCCTCTCCGTCAAACTCGCCTTGAAAGCGAAATTCTCCGGACGAACCGTCACCGACACCATGAGGGAGTTTCGGATGCCCACATACTGATGCGAGCTGGCACGAAAACGCGACTGAATCAGACCGCCAGATGATGAGCCAGAACGGTCTTCATAAACTGATTGCCTGCAGGCGTCGAGGCCAGCAGATCCCTGATCTGAGTCTTGACCTGCCGAATATCCATGCCTTCCGTTGACGCCGCCTTCAACACGGCAGAATAGGCATCGAGCACATCGGTACCCGTGATTTCATAACCATGGCCGAGCGAAATCCATCGCAATGAAGCAAGGCCGGCAGCGACCGCGAACCCAGGCTGAAGCTCGGCAAAATCTCTTGCTGCGCGTGCCAGTGTGCGCGGGTCGGTCGGGCTGCGCGTGACCAACTCGATGGCAACGTCGAACAGGCCGGCATCCTTCGCGGCGGCGAACCACTTGCCTTCAGCACCGGGCGTGCTGGCAACCAGGTCGCGCAGAATCTGCTCCGGCGGAATGTTCGGATATTTTTTGGCGATCGCGCGAAAGGTGGCGAGATTGGTCGTGCCTTGATTGGCTTCGATCGCATAGCGTCGATATGCCTCCTCCGCCATGCCCGACGATAACAGGAGGGCTTCGCAGGCCTCTGCGATCTGCCAGCCTGGGTCGTTCAAGCCGCGCGACTGCTCGGCATATCGAATCGCCTCCGCCTTCTTCCCCATCGCTTCGAGCGCCTTTACGCCCCACTGGCGGTAATACCACCACTTGAACGGCGCTCGCTCCAGCAACGCGAGCAGTTGTTCATGGCGACCGGCGGCGTACAACGAAGCAAGGCATGCACCGGTCCCCTTGAAAAAACCATGACCGGAGGATTGGGAACCCCAGACATGTTCGACCAGCGGCAAGAACTCATCGACCCACCGGGCAGCAATCTCTGGGGTGACGCACAATTCGCCCCAGTGCTCCCCAAGCGATTCGATGTAGGGCATCTCATCGTCCTGCAAAGCCTGCCACAGGCGTTCGACCCAACGCTGCCGAACGCACGCGTCGACATCCGCCTTCGCAATGATCGGCACCAGTGTTTCGATGGCTTTGTTGACCGTCGTGCCCAGAGCACCCGACGAACTGTCGACCTGCTCCAGCGCGGGCGACAGCTTTTCGAGGAGCAGCACCGCCCCCTCGGCCGCAACCACTGGCTCCTTGCGCGCGACCGCCTTGATTTCTGAAAGCGCTTCCTTGATACGCTGAATCGGCGTGTCGGATCGCCAGCCGAAGGCGTTGCGGCGGAAACGGGAACTGAACTGCCACTTGTACGCGCTCATGATCTACCGCACCGGGTACTGTCCGTTGCGGATGAACCGGTCGAAGCTGTCCTCCTCGGCCTCTTCATCATCATGCCGGGGCCGTTGCCATTCCGCGTCGGGCAACGACAGCAGCGTCAATGTATAGTCGTACTGCCCTGCCACCCGGGTCATTTCGGTAACGGGCATGCTGGCAGGTTCATGTTGAAACCAGTGCTGCGCTCGGCCCGTCTGCTGATCGCCTGCACTCCAGCCGTTATCGCTGTGGGCAAGCGCCTGGCGAGGCAACTCGATTGTGTTCCTGCGCGTCGCAAAATATGCCCCCGATTTGAACGCCGCCTCGTTCGATTTCGCCCACAGCATATGGTCGTCGCGACTGGCCACCAGCACGACACGCTTCGGCGCGATTTCGGTCCAGCGCAAAGCTGCCGCTGTCAGAGAAACGCCGTAGCGATCGGCACAGTGACCGAGCAGATCAAAGCTGACCGGCTGCCCGTCCACCTGTCGCCGGAAATCATCCAGCGGCATCAGCAGGGTCGAGGCGAAGACATCCGCCTCAGCCTCGATATCGCGCCCATTGTTGTCGCCCGTCTCAATGTCATCGGTGCCGCACTCAAAACGGTCCTGCTGATGGCGGTGCAACAGGTAGTGGGCAAATTCGTGAGCGACGGTGAAGCGCTTGCGCCCCTCCGATCGCACGGCGCTGTTATAGACGATGAGCCATTTCGACCGTGCCTTGTTCGCAGCCAGCATGCCTTCAAAATCATCCATGTCCTCGCCGACCACCTTGTCGATCGGTGAATCCGCGAAGCACTGCCGTGAAAACTCCAGCGCCAGTTCATCGACCTTGACCGGAAACCGGTCCACACCGAGTACAGCGTTCAGCATCGACGAAATCTGATTAGCTGCCGCCTTCGGCTTTTTCACAGCCGTCATTCGTCCTCCCAGGCATCCAGGATCTTCCGGATTTTTTTCTTGTCCGGCTCGGACATGCTCTTGTACTTGCGGAAGAAAGCTTCGTCGACCACTTCCTCGTCGGGAGTCGTCGTGGACTCGTTCAGCAGAAATTCCGTCGTCACATCGAGCACGGCAGCGATCTTCCCGATCTTCTCAGCCGACGGCTTCGGGTCGTCCTTGTTTTCCAACTCCCAGATATAGCTCTTGCTGGAATCGGTCAGCTCGGCCAGCTGCTCGAGACTGAGCTTTTTTTCCTTGCGCCGCGCACGGATCTTGTCACCCAGGGGGGATGGCACTGAAATCTCCTGATCGTTCCCGTTTACCCTGAAAATGATACCACCCGACCGAACGAATTCGTAACTGCTTGACAAACCCATCACTGTCCCGAAATAATCGTATCCGTTCGGTAAACCGAACGTCATCGATCTGTACATCCCGATCAAAAACAGGGCCACACAGACCGAAGCCAGCCTGATCCACACGTTGAGAAAGGGGTAGCGATGAACGATGCAGAGAATCTGTCGAAATTGCTCGGCCATGTGACGCCGGCCGTGTTCCACGAATTCATGGTCGATAAATTCGGCCTGGATCTGGTGGATCTGGATGACGACCAGACCAAGCGGGACCAGCGGGCGGCGATGGAAGCCGAACTGGCAAGCCTCGATGTCGGGGAACGGCAGCAGATCGAGGAGGTTGCCGAACGCATCGTGTTGCTGTCCGATGGTCCTGGACAGGACGTCATCGACGGGATCAGCCAGGACATCTTCGATGAGCGGGCCCAGACAGCGTTTTCCGCAATTCGCAACCAGTACGAGCGCGCCATCTGGCTGTATCGCCATGTTCCGTCGCTATTCGATGAAGCCCTGAATGCCCGGCAGGCGGACGTATTCCGCCAAAGTGCGACCTGCTATTCGGGGTACTTGGCCCCCAAAAATCTCGCAGTGCTGGACGATGTGGAGGCGCGGCAGTCCTTCCACAATGCAGTGGCCGAACAGCTTGGCTGTGCAGCGACAGACGTCGCCGTACAGGTGTTCAAGCGACTGCGCCCGGACACGCAGACCGGCGAGGACATCGAGCTGTACCAGATCAGTGTCCACCACAACCGCCCGCCCGAAATCGTCGATTGCGTCCAGGACAGTGAACTGGTGCCGCAGGAGGTCGTGCGTGCCGTGTCCTCGCACGTCACCTACGAGCCGGCCAACGGTCATCTCGAAATCCTGTCGAAAGACACGGACGGACGTGAATCGCTGGCGCGCATCGCAGCAGACTCGTTGCTGCAGTCGCCGATCACCGGCGAAAAGGTCCCGCTCAAGCAATACGATTACCAGAGCCTGGCCGCTCCCCGGAATTTCGACATCTCCGGTGAAAACGTCGCGTCGGTCAAGGTGATCGAGCTCGGCTATGCATCTGAAAACCATCGATCACTGCTGGTAAAAATCTGGGCAAAGGACACCGACGACATCTACACGGCCGCCCGTTCCCTGATCTCCACGAGCTTCGATTTCCGTGACCACCACCTCAACTACGCGAAGCTTTCGATTCGCATCAAGAAGGTCGGCATCGATCGCGCACGCACGATCACCGTCATTCTGCGCGACGAAAATCGCTGCAATATCAAGACCAAGCGGGAAAAGGATCGGGCGCTGTGCGACCGCCTGCTCGCCAGGTGGAATCTGGTGAAGGAGATCGGAAGTGCAGACGACACCACTGACGACGCGCTCGCTGCTTGAGCTGATCGCACTGTTCGAACAATCGAACCAGCCGATCCCCGACGCGGGCGGGCAACGTCTGCAGGGCGTGCCCGGATGGAGCCTGCCGCGCACGACGGCCCTGTCCCGGCGCGATCTCGACACATGGACCGAGTGCATCGGATACGCCGGTGGCTACCCGGCTCCCCGCGGCGATGAAACGGTCATGGTCGATCTCGAGGAAGATGAGCCCGAACGGTATCGCTACCGCTGTCCAGAAACCTTCCGCTCCAAATACGTGCCGGCTGATCTCGTGGCAGTTCATGCTGTATCGGACACCAGGCTGTTGAACTACCTGGCGGACCTGCTCGGAATTCCACAGGCTCATCGCCGTGGCATCACGATGCCGGCCATTGGTAGCACGCTGTGGAACCTCGGCAAGATGCGCATCGCCGACGCGCAGGTCGATGTATGGCTGGTGCGAGGGCTGTCGTCATCCATCGACCGGGTCTTCGGCCACTTCCGTGCTGCGTCACTACCCGAACAGGGCCTGATTTTCACAACAGGCCAAGGCCTGCCCGACATTGTGCCGCCACCCCGTAGCTACCGCATCGTTCCGATCTCCGGCGTTCTGGTGGACTACGTGATCAAGCCACAGGTCGACACCGACCTGCTCCATCGCCTACTGGTAGCACCGGCGGGTAGCAAGGAGGAAAAATCGCTCCCGGTTCGCTTCGACCCGTACACCAATACGCTGGTCATCGCCACCAGGGCGGACAAGCCTTGGACCATCAAAGGTGCCAAGCAGATCGCCGTGGTGAAGTATCTGGTCGAACAGTTCGAAAACGGCCGCACCCGCGTTTCTGCCGGTGACATCCTGGTCGCCGTTTACGGCTCACGGGAGGCAGCGCGCGGCAAGCGCGTTCCAAGCATCTTCAGCAGCAACAACCAGTGGCTCGACTACATCACGCATGACGACGCGGGGTATGGCATCAAGCTGGAATAAACCTGCGCTGACATTCGGCTTCACGCACAACCGCCTTCGGGCGGTTTTTTGCTTTCTGGGCCCGGCTTTCTCTGGCTCCGTCTGAGCCCGTACATCAGCCCGTACATGGCGTTGGCTGACGCCCGTACATCCCGAATTCGAACATGGCCTCACGTTTTCGCAACCACTCGAAAGGAGAAAAACGTGACCGTCAAACACCTCAATCAACGCGATCTGGCTGAACGCTGGGACATCAGCGAGGCCACCCTCGAACGCTGGCGCTCCGATGGCATCGGCCCCGTCTTCATGAAACTGCAAGGGCGCGTCCTGTACCGCCTCGAGGATGTCGAAGCCTACGAAACGGAAAGCCTGCGCCGAAGCACGTCCGAACCCTTCGAAGGGAAAGGGACTGCAGCCGTCCACGCTTCGATGAACCAGTAAGGGGAATCGCCATGACCGATATGACGATTTTCCCCGCCGACCTCGCGGCCATGTCCGTGGCCCAACTCGCGGCTCTTCCTGCGGCCCAGAAAGCCGAAATCCACCGCAACCTCGCCGAAGCCAGCGAATGGCTGAAATCGGCCCGCGCGAAGTTCGACGCGGCGCTCGATGCCGCTTACGGCGAACAGGCTCGCGCAGCTCTGCGTGACTCCGGTCGCGACTTCGGCACTACACACGTGTCCGACGGCACGCTGCGCATCACGTTCGAACTGCCGCGCCGCGTGTCCTGGGACCAGGAAGGCCTGTCCAAGATGGCCGCACGCATCACGGCTGCCGGTGAGCGAGCAGAGGACTACGTCGACGTTGAGCTGTCGATTCCCGAATCACGCTTCTCGAACTGGCCGCCGGCATTGCGCGAGCAGTTTGCGTCGGCTCGTACCACCAAACCCGGTAAGCCGACTTTCCGGCTGGCCCTCCTCAACGACATGGGAGCCTGACCATGACGAATATCCTTCCGTTCGAATTCGAAGCCCACGCAGTGCGCGTCCATATCGATGACGCTGGCCAGCCGTGGTTCAACGCCAATGACGTGTGCACTGTGCTCGAGTTCGGTAATCCGCGCCAGGCCGTCGAATCGCATGTCGATGACGAGGATGTCCAGAAGTTGGACACCCTTACGCCAGGCGGCCGTCAGCGCCAGAACCACGTCAACGAATCGGGGTTGTATGCCCTGATCCTCGGCAGCACCAAGGACGCGGCAAAACGCTTCAAGCGCTGGGTCACGAGCGAAGTGCTGCCCGCCATTCGCAAGACCGGCAGCTACAACGCCGTCGCCAGCCTGCCCGCACCGACCCAGGACCGCGTGTCGTCGATCCTCCTGATCGGCGAGGCCGTGGCGAAGGTCCCTGGCGTCAAGGCCGGCATTGCGATGGCTGCAACGCTGACCTGTATCCACGAGAACACCGGTATCGCCGTCGAAACGCTGCGCCGCGCGTTGCCCGCGACGGACGCACCCATCTGCTCGCTCAACGCCACGCAGGTTGGCCAGCTTCTGAGCATCTCGGCGAAAGCCGCAAACCAGCGTCTTGCGCGTCACGGCCTGCAGATGCGCAACGACCGCGACGAGTGGGAGCTCACCTCGGCTGGCGAAGCGTGGGCCGAGGCCATGCCGTACTCACGCAACGGTCACTCGGGCTACCAGATTCTCTGGAATCCGGCAGTCGCCGAGCTGCTGAAGGAGGCCGCGTAATGGCTCTGCCCATCATCACCGCTGACCAGCGGCTAGCCGAGCGCCAAGGCGTCAAGATCGCCGTGTTCGGCAAGAGCGGTATCGGCAAGACGAGCCTGCTCCGGACGCTGCCCGAGGCCACCACCCTGTTCGTCGATCTCGAGGCGGGTGACCTCGCAGTGCGCGACTGGCAAGGCGACTGCATGCGCCCGGCTACCTGGCCGGAATTCCGCGATCTCGTCGTGTTCCTCGCAGGCCCCAACCCGGCCCTGCCACCGGAGGTGCCGTTCTCGGACGCGCATTTCCACCACGTATGCGAACGCTTCGGCGATCCGGCGCAGCTGGTCCGCTACGACACGTACTTCGTCGACAGCATCACCGTGCTCGCGCGTCTGGCACTGATCTGGGCCAGAACCCAGCCGCAGGCCGTGTCCGATCGCACGGGCAAGCCCGACATGCGCGGTGCCTATGGCCTGCTTGGCACGGAAATGCTCGCGGCACTGACCCATCTGCAGCATGCGCGCGGCAAGAACGTCGTGTTCGTCGCGATTCTCGACGAGCGTGTCGACGATTTCAACCGCAAGGTGTTCACCCCGCAGATCGAAGGCTCGAAGACTGCCGCCGAGCTGCCTGGCATCGTCGACGAGGTCGTCACACTCGCCGAGATCAAGGCCGACGACGGCACCTCCTATCGCGCATTCGTCACCCACACGCTCAACCCCTACGGCTATCCGGCCAAGGATCGCTCTGGTCAGCTCGACCTGCTCGAGCCGCCCGATCTCCACGCGCTGATCCGCAAATGCGCAGCCGCAGCGACCCAATCCCCGACGACGAGGAACTGATCATGTCCCAATGGAACGACTTCAACGATGCCGACGCCCAGCACGCTGGTTTTGAGCTGATCCCGAAGGGCACCGTCGTACCGGTTCGCATGACCATCAAGCCCGGTGGCCATGATGATCCCGAGCAGGGCTGGACTGGCGGGTACGCGACCGAATCGTTCGAGACGGGCTCGGTCTATCTGGCCTGTGAATTTGTCGTGACCGACGGCCCGTATGCCAAACGCAAGATGTGGACGAACATCGGCCTCCACTCCCGCAAGGGGCCGACCTGGGGGCAGATGGGGCGCAGCTTCATCCGCGCAACTCTCAACAGCGCTCGTCACGTCCATCCGCAGGACAACAGTCCGCAGGCATCGGCTGCCCGCCGCATCGAGAGCTTCGCCGATCTCGATGGCATCGAGTTCATCGTGCGCGTGGACATCGAGAAGGATGCGCGCGGCGATGACCGCAACGTCGTCCGCATGGCGGTCGAACCGGATCACGCCGACTACCCCGCATTCATGGGCAGTGCCGCGAAGCCTTCGGGCTCCGGCGGCCAGTCGGGTGCTCCGGCACAGACCGCGCCATCTTTCCGTCCCGCGCCGACCACGACCCGACCGGCACCGGCGGGCAAACCTGCCTGGGCCTGACGCGGAGATCCCCAATGAAATGCTGGGTCTGCACCCGTCAGGCCCGGGGACTCACGCATGCCGATACCCGTCACGGTATCGGCAATCCCCGGCGCTACCCGATTGACGGGGCGTTCTGCTCGCGACGCTGCCAGGACGCCTTCCATGCGCTGTACGGCACCAGGCTTCGTGCCCTGGACGGCGGCGCAACCATTGCGGAGAACACCATGATTGATCCGACTGAAGTCGAACGCGCCGCAATGAAGCGGTGCCTCAAGGCCTTCGGCGAAGCCGCTGGCGAGATTGGTTTCGACAAGTCCCTCGGCGCGTATGCCGAGGAAGAAGCCCTGCGTGTGATTGACGCGATCGTCACCTGCTGGACGGAACAGATGGTCTCGCACCACGAGGCGACGCGCCAGTCCACCGTGCGCGGAACGACGCCACCGCGCGATCCGTTTGCCGATATGGCAGACGACCTGCCGTGGGAGGTCGCGCAATGATGGATTTCAATTCTTCGTCCGTTTTGTCGGAGCGGATCACGACACTGATTGATGCCGGCATGCAGCGCACGAGCAAACGTGAAGGCAGTCGCACGTATCTCGGTGCCTCGCGTCTGGGGGCCGCGTGCGAGCGTGCATTGCAGTACGAATACGAGCGCACCGCCGTCGACCACGGTCATGATTTCCCGGGCCGCATGCTGCGCATCTTCGAGCGTGGTCATGTGATGGAGGACTGCATGGTCGCATGGCTGCGTGATGCCGGATTCGATCTTCGCACACGCAAGGCTGATGGCGAGCAGTTCGGCTTCTCGGCTCTCGATGGTCGGCTGCAGGGACATATCGACGGTGTGCTCGCCGGCGGCCCCGACGACGTCAGCTATCCGGCGCTCTGGGAAAACAAGTGCCTCGGCGGCAAGTCGTGGCGCGAATTGCTCAAGCACCGGCTCACCGTCGCCAAACCTATCTATGCCGCACAGGTCGCGCTCTACCAGGCCTATCTCGGTCTGCACGAGCATCCCGCCGTGTTCACGGCAATCAACGCCGACACGATGGATCTCTACATCGAGCTGGTTCCGTTCGATGCGGTGCTCGCCCAACGCATGTCCGACCGTGCCGTGACAGTGATTGGCGCAAGCGATGCCGGCGAACGACTGCCGCGCGGATTCAATGACCCCACTCACTTCGAATGCCGGATGTGCGCGTGGCAGGACCGCTGCTGGAACACACGGCCATAACCGCAATCGGGGAGAACTCAAAATGATCGATTTCAACGACATCCCGTCCTCCGTACATGAGGACACGAACCGTGACGAGATACGCGCGACATTGATTGCCCATATCGAATCGGTCCTCACCGTCCTGTACCCGGCAGGCAAGCAGCGCCGGGGTCTGTTCCTTGTCGGTGACGTATTGGGTAGCCCGGGCGATAGCCTAGAAATAGTGCTCGCCGGAGAGAAGGCCGGATTGTGGACCGACCGCGCTACCGGTGACGGCGGCGACATCTTCGATCTGATCGCGGCATGGCTCGGTGTCAACGCTCACGTCGATTTCCCGCGCGTGCTGCAGGAGGCACGCGAGCTGATTGGACAGAGCGCCCTCACGCCGAAACGACGCACGAAAAAGGAAGCGCCGGTCGACGATCTCGGCCCGGCCACGGCCAAGTGGGATTACCTGGATGCCAGCGGCCAGCTGATTGCTGTCGTCTACCGCTACGACCCACCGGGCCGGAAGAAGGAATTCCGGCCGTGGGATGCGAAGCGCCGCAAGATGGCCCCGCCCAATCCGCGCCCTCTCTACAACCAGCCGGGCATGGTCAATGCCGCGCAGGTGGTCCTGGTCGAAGGAGAGAAATGCGCACAGGCATTGATCAACGCAGGCATCGTCGCAACCACGGCGATGCACGGTGCGAACGCGCCCGTCGAGAAGACCGACTGGTCTCCGCTCGCGGACAAGGCCGTGCTCATCTGGCCCGACCGCGACAAACCCGGCTGGGAGTATGCGACGCAGGCGGCACAGGCCATCCTCACGGCAGGCGCGAAGTCTTGCCACATTCTGTATCCACCCGAGGAAGCTTCAGAAGGGTGGGATGCAGCAGATGCCGTGGCTGAGTGTTTCGATCTCGCAGCCTTTCTCGCCCAAGCCCCGCGTGCCCAGATCTACAACATCGACATCGAACAGGAACCGGCCGTCGGCAGCGACGAATCCGTATGGGGCACGGAAGACGCGCTGGCGCTGGCATTCACCCGCCGCTACTACCGCGACTGGCGCTACGTGTCGGCATGGGGACGCTGGATGATGTGGGACGGTCACCGCTGGCGCGCCGAAGACACGCTGGCCGCGACCGACCTGATCCGTAGCGTGTGCCGCCACACGGCCATGCATGCCGACAATCCGAAGATTGCCGCCAGACTCGCCAGCTCTGGGACGGTCGCTGGCGTCGAACGGCTGGCTCGATCGGATCGCCGGCATGCGGCCACCACCGCGGAATGGGACGCCGACCCGTGGCTGCTCAATACGCCAGGTGGCGTAGTCGATCTCACGACCGGCAGACAGCGCGCGCACGACCGTACCGACCGGATGACTCGGGTCACGACGGCGACCCCAGGCGGCAACTGCCCGATCTGGCGGCAGTTCCTCATCGAGGTCACCGGCGAGGATATCGAGCTACAGGCCTATCTGCAACGGACGGTGGGCTACGCGCTCACCGGTTCGACGCAGGAGCATGCGCTGTTCTTCCTCTACGGTACGGGCGCCAACGGCAAGTCGGTATTCGTGAACACGCTGGCAACGATCCTGGGCGACTACGCCACCAACGCACCGATGGACACATTCATGGAAACGCGTAATGACCGGCATCCGACGGATATGGCGAGCCTGCGTGGCGCGCGCTTTGTGTCGGCGATCGAAACGGAACAGGGGAGGCGCTGGGCCGAGTCGAAGATCAAGAACCTCACGGGTGGCGACAAGATCTCCGCGCGCTTCATGCGGCAGGACTTCTTCGAGTTCCTACCGCAATTCAAGCTGTTTGTTGCCGGGAACCACAAACCCGCGATCCGCAACATCGACGAAGCCATGAAGCGGCGGCTGCATCTGATCCCGTTCACGCTCACCATCCCGGCTGAGCGGCGCGACAAGCTGCTCCAGCAGAAACTCCTGGCCGAGCGCGACGGCATCCTGGCGTGGGCAATCCAGGGCTGCCTCGACTGGCAACGTTTGGGGCGACTTGACCCGCCGCAACAGGTGAGAGACGCGACCGAGGAGTATTTCGAGGCCGAGGATGCACTGGGCCGCTGGCTCGACGAACGCTGCGTGCGTGAGGTCAACGCGAAGTCGCTAAGCGCCGAACTGTTCAGCGACTGGAAGCAATGGGCGGAATCCGCCGGTGAGTTTGTCGGATCACAACGACGGTTTTCCGATCTGCTCATCACGCGTGGATACGATAAATGGAAAAACCCGGCGGGTCTGCGCGGTTTCCGAGGCATTGACCTCAAACACCCGCATACCCCCGCATACACCCCATACGCCGACAACTGAGTCCCCATTCGAGCATGCCGACCGGCGCATCTGGCACAAAACAACGTAACTCGTATACGCGTGCGCGTGTGCGCGCGCACACAGAGGTATTACGTTTTGCTCTGCCAGTTGTGCCGTTCCACTCCGACAGGAACGACTGCAATCATGATCACGACGATTCTCGCCCTCGATCTGGGCACGACCACCGGCTGGGCGCTGCGCCGGTGTGATGGCGGTATCACGAGCGGCACGCAGCACTTCCGACCGCAACGTTTCGAAGGCGGTGGCATGCGCTTTCTGCGCTTTCGTCGCTGGCTTTCTGAACTGCACGGCAGCGCCGAGGATATTCACGCTGTGTACTTCGAGGAAGTGCGCCGTCATGCCGGTGTCGACGCAGCACATGCGTATGGCGGATTCCTCGCCACGCTCTCGGCATGGTGCGAGCACCACCGTATCCCGTACCAGGGTGTGCCGGTGGGCACAATCAAGAAGCACGCGACCGGCAAGGGCAACGCGGGCAAGGAAGCGGTGATTGCCGCGATGTGCTCGCTCGGTCACGCCGTCACCGATGACAACGAGGCCGACGCACTCGCACTGCTGCACTGGGCCATCGACACGCAGGAGGCAATCGCATGAAGATCCCGATTCCATCTTCCCCGTCGTCGCTCGCGCGTCACCAGCCCTTGGCCATGGATGTCGATGCCGTGAAACGCGACGGCTGGCAGCGCCAGCGCATCCTCGTTGTCGCAGAGCAGGACGAACGGCTGGATTTCATCGAGCGCGAGTTCGTGCGCCGGATCGGCAACCGGCTCTATGGCCCGCCCGGCCACGGAGGTCGCCATGGCTGAGTGGAGCGTCGATACTGTGGCAGCACGCTTTGTCGAGGCAGCGGATACCAGCCACCGTCTGCCGCCCGTGCGTGTTCAGGGTTACTTCAACGTCTGGCCGGAATTTGTGCGGCGCGAATGGGAAGCACTTGCGAACGAGGATCGCGAGTGCCGTCCGTTGCCGCCGTCACCATCTGCGGTCGACCGGATGCTGGAAACGATGCGCTGGGTGCAGTGGCTCGAAGAGGAACAGCGGCATCTTGTCTGGATGCGTGCCGAACGGCATCGCTGGGAAGACATCGCGAAGCGCTTCGGCTGCGTCGCGCGGACTGCCCAGCGCCGGTGGGATAGCGCCATGCAGCACATCGTCCAGCAACTCGATAACGGGAATCAATAGACGTTGCGGGTCGTTAAGGGGTCCCTCAAGCATATGCAGACTAATACCAAGATCCCACGATTTTCGGGGTGTCGCATTTTGAGGAAATTTCGCTAAGATTGCGGCTATGGTTGCGAGAGGTGGATCTCGCACCGCCCTCTCCTCTCTTGCCCGCGATGAGCGCCGCTCTCGCGGGTTTTTTATTTCCGCTCCCGATGCCGGCCCTGCAAATCGACTATCGTCCGATCGAGTCACTGATCCCGTACGCCCGTAACGCGCGCACGCACAGCGATGAGCAGATCGCCCAGATTGCGGCGAGCATCCGAGAATTTGGCTTCAACAACCCGGTGCTGGTCGATGGGCACCGCGGCGTCATCGCTGGTCACGGTCGCCTCCTCGCTGCGCGCAAGCTTGCGATGACCGAGATGCCCGTGATCGAACTCGCGCACCTGTCCGAGACGCAGAAGCGTGCGTTCATCCTCGCGGAGAACAAACTCACGGAACGCGCGGGCTGGGACGGCGAACTTCTGTCGCTCGAGCTGGCCGATCTGCAGGCGGCCGGGTTCGACCTTGATCTGACCGGCTTCGATGACAACGAGATTGCGGAGCTGCTCGGTGACAGCGAATCCGAGTCGGTCGAAGGCGACGACGCCGCTGACGATGTGCCGGAGGCACCGACCACGCCGGTCACTCGGGCTGGTGATGTCTGGCAGATTGGCACGCATCGGCTCATCTGCGGTGATGCCGCCGATCCGACGGTCATCGCGACACTGATGGGCGAAGATCGCGCATCGTTGTGCTTCACCAGCCCGCCCTACGGCAACCAGCGCGACTACACAAACACGATCGTCGATTGGGACGGCTTGATGCGCGGCGTGTTTGCCGCACTGCCGATGGCCGCAGACGGCCAGGTGCTCGTCAATCTCGGCCTGATCCATCGCGACAACGAAGTCATCCCCTACTGGGACGGCTGGCTGCAGTGGATGCACGCGTCCAGCTGGCGGCGCTTCGGCTGGTATGTGTGGGATCAGGGCCCGGGAATGCCCGGTGACTGGAACGGCCGCCTCGCACCAAGCTTCGAGTTCGTTTTCCATTTCAACCGCGAAGTGCGGCGTCCGAACAAGATCGTGCCGTGCAAGCACGCCGGCCAGGAATCGCATCTGCGTGCCGATGGCTCGTCGACCGCAATGCGCAAGAAGGACGGCGAAGTGGGTGGCTGGTCTCACGCCGGCACGCCAACACAGGACACCCGCATCCCCGACAGCGTGATCCGGATCATGCGACACAAGGGCACTATCGGCGACGGCATCGATCATCCGGCCGTGTTCCCGGTCGGGCTGCCCGAGCACGTGATGCTGGCATTCTCCGATGCGAGTGACGTCGTGTTCGAGCCGTTCAATGGCTCCGGCACCTCGCTGCTCGCGGCGGAACGCACGCGCCGTCGCTGCCGTGCAGTCGAGATCGCACCCGAGTACGTGGATGTCGCGATCCGCCGCTTCCTGCAGCACTACCCGGACGCCGAGGTGACACTGGCGAGCTCCGGACGGTCCTTCGAGCAGGTCGGAGCCGAACGTGTCGCCATCGACGAGGTCGCCTATGCGTAATCCGGTCACTGACGTCAAAATCGAGTTGCGACCGGTCGACGTGCTGATCCCGTATGCGCGGAACGCCAAGCAGCATTCCGATGCACAGGTGGCGCAGATTGCCGCAAGCATCATCGAGTTTGGCTGGGGTGCGCCGATCCTGGTCGATGGCCAGAACAACGTCATCGCCGGCCACGGTCGTCTGCTCGCGGCGCGCAAGCTCGGACTCACCGAAGTGCCAGTGGTGCCGATGACGCACCTGACCGACATCCAGCGTCGCGCGCTGATCCTGGCCGACAACAAGATCGGCGAGAACGCATCGTGGGACGATGAGCTGCTAGGCCTCGAGCTGGCCGAGCTGAAGGACGCCGGCATCGATCTCGCGCTCACCGGCTTCAGCACCGACGAATGGGATGCGCTGATCGCCGGCGACGAACCGGATCACGGCGGGCAAACCGACGAAGATGCCGTCCCGGAGGTCGATGAGATCCCGGTGTCACGTGCTGGTGATGTCTGGCTGCTCGGCGAGCATCGGCTGTTGTGTGGCGATGCAACGAAGGCCGAATCGTACAAGACGCTGCTCGGCGATGAGCTGGCCGACATGGTGTTCGCGGATCCGCCGTACAACGTCAACTACGCGAACACTGCGAAGGACAAGCTGCGCGGCAAGAATCGTCCGATCCTGAACGACAATCTCGGTGCCGGCTTCGAGGCGTTCCTGACCGCAGCCTGTCTGAACATCCTGGCATTCACCAAGGGCGCCGTGTACATCGCGATGTCGTCGAGCGAGCTCGATACGCTGCAGTCGGCGTTCCGTACCGCTGGTGGTCGCTGGTCGACGTTCATTATCTGGGCCAAGAACACCTTCACGCTCGGCCGCGCCGATTACCAACGTCAGTACGAGCCAATCCTCTACGGCTGGCGCGACGGGGCCGATCACTTCTGGTGCGGCGCACGCGATCAGGGCGATGTCTGGCAGATCAGGAAGCCCGCGAAGAACGACCTGCATCCGACGATGAAGCCGGTCGAGCTGGTTGAACGCGCGGTGCGTAACAGCAGCAAGACGCGCGACATCGTGCTGGATCCGTTCGGTGGCTCGGGCACGACGCTGATCGCATGCGAGAAATCTGGACGACGCGCGCGACTGATCGAACTCGATCCGAAGTACGTCGACGTGATCGTGCGCCGCTGGCAGGACTATACGGGCGCCGAAGCGACACGCGCCCACGATGGAGCGCGCTTCGGTGAGACTTTGCAGGAGCCTCAGTGAGACTTTTCCGGGGGCGTCAGTCGGCGATCCGGTAGATGCGTTCCTCGCCCTGTTTGTCGGATGTGACGTTGAGTCCGAGTTTCTTCTTCAGAGCGCCGGCCAGCGTGCCTCGCACCGTGTGGCTTTGCCAGCTGGTCGCCTCGCAGATCTGCGCGATCGTGGCGCCTTCCGGTCGGCGCAGCATCGTGATCACCAGCGCCTGCTTGCTGTTCTCACGCGTGCGGCGTGGTGCCTTGATCCCGAGGTTTGCTTCGGCGGTTTCGACTGCTGTCTCCATCTCGGGATCGGCAGGATCGACGGGCTCCACCAGTCCAGGGCGCGGTGCGCCCAGCGCATCGTAACCCTCGGCGGCCACAAACCAGTCGGTGCCGTCGGCGGTGATCAGGGCGCGGTTCGACAGGCCATCGATCACCTTTTTGCGGGCGCCACCCTTGATGTTGTCGGGAAACCAGTCGATCTTGCCGCTGGTGTGGTTGATGGCGTAGGCAAGGATCGCGTGTTGGGCGGGCGTCAGTTCGATGGTGCTCATGGTCGTGCTCCTCTCGTGGTGGATAACGACTCCATGAACACGCTGTTCAATCATGAAGCCAAGCGGAAGATGTGATGCCACGTGGAGCTCCGACGCCATGCCGGTTCCCAGGATGCGCGGCCGTGCTCGCGACGCCCGGCTTCTGCGCCACACATCGTGGATGGACGCATCGCGATTACGGTCGCGCCCGGCGCACGTTTGATGCGGAGCTCGCCTTCTACAAGTCGATGGCATGGCAGCAATGTCGCGCGGCGTATCTGCGCGCGCATCCGGTATGTGTCACGTGCCGGGCACGAGGGATGACCATCGCGGCCGTTGTGGTCGACCACGTGGTGCCGATCAAGGATGGCGGTGCGCGCTTCGACTGGGCCAACCTGCAGTCGCTTTGCGTGCCGTGCCACAACCGCAAGACGGCCACCGAGACCGCGCGGCGAAATCGACGTTAGAGGCGCCGTGTGCGGACGACCGAGTTTGACTCGCAAATTGCCTACCAGCAGCAAACCGGCGCCAGCCGTGGCCACGTGGGCGCCCACAGCGGCATCCATTGCCCCCCCGGGGGGGGATCGAATCTCTGCGGCCACCGGCCCCAGGATCGTGCGCGTGCCTGGATTTTTGCGCGTGCAAAATGAAAAACTTTTTTTGATGCTCGATGACCACCATGGCCGGCCGTAAGCCGCTACCCGCTGCCGTCAAGAAGGTCAAAGGCACGCTGCAGAAATGCCGGATCAATCCGCACGAGCCGCGCCCAACCGGGAAGCTCGGCGAGCCGCCCGAGTACATGTCGGATACCGCCAAGGAAGCCTGGCGCTACGCGATCGAGAATGCGCCGCCGGGACTGCTCTCGTCGCTCGATGCCGCCGTGCTGGAACGCTGGGCCAACTGCGCCGGACTCTATCGGGAGGCGCTGGCCAAGATCAATCGCGCTGGCGTGGCCGGCATGATCATCAAGACGCCGAGCGGCATCCTGCGTCGCTCGCCGCTGATGGACGTGATTCGCGATCTGGCGCTCGAGATGAAAAGCTACGAATCGGAAATGGGCTTCACCCCTGCGTCGCGCTCGCGGGTACAGATTGCGCAGGAACCGGCGAGCGCGCACGATCCATGGTCGGAGATCGCCGGCTGATGGCAACGTCGAGCTACGCGATGACTGCCCGACGCTATGCCGAGGCCGTCGTTGCGGGCAACGTCCCCGCCTGCCGCTGGGTCAAGCTCGCCTGCCAGCGGCAACTGAATGATCTAGCCCGATTCAAGGGTAAGAGCAGCCCCTATCGGTTCAATCCGAAGCTGTCGGACCGCTCCGGCAAGGACTTCGCGCCGGCGGACAACCTGTGCGCGCTCATCGAGCGCCTGCCCCACGTCAAGGGGCCGCTGGCCGGTGAGCCAATCACGCTCGAGCCGTGGCAGGTGTTCATCCTGACCACTGTGTTCGGGTGGGTACAGGCCGATGGGCGGCGGCGCTTCCGCCGTTCCTATATTGAGGTACCGCGCGGCAACGCCAAGTCGACGCTGTCGTCGGCGGTCGGCCTCTATATGTTGGCTGCCGACGGCGAAGGCGGCGCAGAGGTGTATTCGCTGGCGACGACACGCGACCAGGCGCGCATCGTGTTTGGCGACGCACAGACGATGGCCCGGCGCAGCGCCGGGTTCCGTTCACGCTTTGGTGTCGCCGTCGGTGCGCACAACATGAATGTGCTGGCGTCCGGCTCCAAGTTCGAAGCGCTTTCCGCCGAGGGCTCCACGCTCGACGGCCTGAACATCCACTTCGGCTGCGTCGACGAACTGCACGCGCACAAGACGCGCACCGTCTATGACGTGGTCGAAACCGGTACCGGCAAGCGTAACAATTCGCTGCTGTGGGTGATCACGACGGCAGGCAGCAACCGGGCCGGGATCTGCTACGAGATCCGCTCATTCGTCACGAAGCTGCTCGAGGGCGTGTTCGAGGACGACAGCCAGTTCGGCATCGTGTACGGCCTCGACGACGGTGACGACTGGACGACCGAGGAAGCGCTGATCAAGGCGAATCCGAACTGGGGCATCTCGGTCCAGCCCGAGGTGCTGGTACCGCTGCAGGCCAAGGCCATGCAGTTGCCGAGCGCGGTCAACAACTTCAAGACCAAGCACCTCAACGAGTGGGTCAACGCCGACACCGCGTGGATGGATATGCGGGCGTGGGACCGGTGCGCCGATACTGCGCTCGATCTCGATACGTTTGCGGGACAGCCCTGCTGGATCGGACTCGACCTCGCGAGCAAAACGGATATCGCCGCGCTGATGCTGCTGTTCGCGCATCCCGAGATCGAAGGCGGATATGCCATCTTCGGTCGTTACTACCTGCCCGAGGACACCGTGATGGCGACCAGCAACAGCCAGTACGCGGGCTGGATGCGCAATGGCCGGCTCACCGTCACGCCTGGCAACGTGATCGATTTCGGGTGGATCGAGGCCGACCTGATCGAAATGTCGAGCCGCTTTCAGGTACAGGGCGTGGCCTTCGATCCCTTCCAGGCGACGCAATTGTCGACCCGGATGCTCGCCGAAGGCCTGCCGATGATCGAGGTGCGCCCGACCGTGCTGAATTTCTCGGAACCGATGAAGGCACTCGAAGCGCTCGTGCTGCAGCGCCGGCTGATCCACGACGGCGATCCGGTATTGGGCTGGATGGCGAGCAACGTGGTCGCCCATCTTGATGCGAAGGACAACATCTATCCGCGCAAGGAGCGCCCAGAGAACAAGATCGACGGCATTGTCGCGCTGATCATGGCGCTGTCGCGCGCGCTCGTCGGTGACGGCACCCCGAAGATGCCCGACGACTACACCTTGATGATCGTATGAGCCCGCTGACCTACAACTCCTCCTTGCTGACCGGTATTGCCCTGATCGGCTCGGGCCTCGCGCTTATCAGCATTCCGGCGGCACTAGTCGCGGTTGGCACGCTTGTGCTCGCGTTCACGGTGTTCGGCGCGCTCATCGCGAGGAAGTGATCCGTGCTGCTATCGATGCGCCTGAACGCGGACACCGGTGACCGGTCTCCGTGGGGCGATTTCTGGTTCTCGCCAGTGCCGTTCCGGGGCACGCCGCACTCGGTCAACGCCGACGCGGCAATGCGGCTCACGGCCGTATTCGCCTGCGTGCGCGTGCTCGCCGAATCCGTCTCAACACTACCGTTCATGCTGTACCGCGAGCGGCCTGATGGACGGAAGACACCGTTGCGCAACCACTGGCTTTACCGGCTGCTCGCCGTCCGGCCAAACGATTTCCAGAATCCGTTGGAATTCCGGGAGATGTTGCAGGGACACTGCACACTGCGCGGCAATGCGTTCGCGCAGATCGTCTCGAATGCCCGCGGCGAGGTCACGGACCTGCTGCCACTGCATCCGGATCGGGTGACGGTCGAACTGCTCTCCGATACGCAGTGGCGCTACCGGTATACGCGCCGTGACGGCAGCGAGATCGTGCTCGCACGAAGCGAAGTGTTCCATCTGCGCGGCCTGTCGCCGGACGGGATCGTGGGCTACAACCCGATTACGGCCGCACGCGAGGCGGTGGCCGGTGGACTCGCCGCGCAGGACTACGGGATGCGTTTTTTCATGAACGACGCGACGCCGGGTGGCTGGATCGAGATGCCGAATGCGTTCCCGTCCGATGAAAAGCGCCGCGAATTCCGCGAGGCCTGGCAGCGGCAGCAGACGGGCCGCAACCGGCACAAGACGGCCATCCTCGAGTTCGGGATGAAGTATCACGAGCTGGGCTTGAAGAACGAGGACATCCAGTTCATCGAGACGCGTAAGTTCTCCGTGTCCGAGATCGCACGGTTGTTCCGGATCCCGCCGCACATGATCGGCGACCTGGACAAGGCGACGTTCTCGAACATCGAGCAGCAGTCGCTCGAGTTCGTGATCCATACCCTGCGTCCGTGGCTCGTGCGCTGGGAGGAAGCGATCCGCTACCACTTCCTCGGCGAGGACGATGGCCTGAACGTCGAGTTTCCGGTAACGGCACTGTTGCGCGGCGATGCACAGGCCCGGGCGATGTACTACCACAACGGGATTCTCGATGGCTGGCTCACGCGTAACGAGGCGCGCCGTATGGAATCGCTTGATCCGCTCGACGGACTCGACGAACCGCTACGGCCACTCAACATGGTCGAGGAAAGCGATGCATCAAGTGCCCCGGCAACCGCGCAACCCGCACCCGACGAGTCAGATGAAACGTCCGACGATGCCAGGAATACAGAATGAAACATGCGCTCCTGATCTCTGAATTCCTGTCGACCCCATGGGCCATCATGCCCGAGCGACTGTCGGCCTTCGCCGGAGTGATCGCGCGCTGGTCGCTTGGTGCCATCGCCGATGCCGATACGATGACTACGGTCCAAACCGACTCAGCGGCCGTGGCAGCCCGACGAGGGGCAAGCGCACGAGCAGGCAACGGCTCAATCGCCGTACTGCCGATGTACGGTGTCGTCACGCAGCGCGGCAACATGGCCGATGATATTTCCGGCCCCGGATCCATGAGCACGCAGATGTTCGCGAAGGCGCTGCGCTCCGCCCTCGCCGACGATTCGGTCGACGCGATCCTGATCGATGTGGATTCGCCCGGGGGCAGCGTCTACGGCGTGCAGGAACTGGCCGACGAGATCTATCAGGCGCGTGGCCAGAAACCGGTCGTCACGATCGCGAATAGCCTGGCGGCCAGCGCCGCGTACTGGCTCGGCAGCGCCGCTAGCGAGTTTTATGTGACGCCCGGTGGCGAAGTCGGCTCGATCGGCGTGTGGTCGGCGCACGAGGACTGGTCGAAGGCACTGGCCGAGGCCGGCGTCACGACCACGCTCATCTCGGCCGGCAAATACAAGACCGAGGGCAGCCCGTACGAACCGCTGTCGGCCGATGCGCAATCGTTCATGCAGAGCCGCGTCGATGACTACTACAGCGCGTTCACGAAGGCCGTCGCACGCAATCGCGGCGTGCCAATCGCCAGTGTCCGGGACGGCATGGGCCAGGGTCGCGTGCTGGGCGCGCAGGCCGCGAAGGATGCCGGCATGGTCGACGGCATTGATACCTTCGACGGCGTGTTGCGCAAATTGACAGCAACGTACCGATCTACCGGAAAACCCCGATCATTGGATCAGCGTACGGATGTCGCTAAAGCGTGCCCCAAGGAAAACGAGGGTGACCGAGAGAACAGGGAGCTGAGCAGATTGGCGCTGCGTCGTCGGTTGATCCAGATCGCCAGCGTATGAGGACGTGGCTAGCGCAGGCGGGGGACTGCTCATAGCTGGGCCACCTGAGATCCAAAAAATCGAAGGACCTTGGTTGTACGTCCATTAATGACCGGAAGCTGTTCCCGATTGCACCAGCCGACAAGCTCCTGGACGTTTGCGCGGCCAAATTCAGAGAGCTTGTATTCGGGATTGAAGATGAGATTGGCCATTCTGTGCTCGATCCCGTCTTTACCGAAGACAAGATATGTCAATGATTCAATCACCTTCGCATGGTCATTGGCAGCGAGGAAAGTCGATTTCCATGTTGGCATTCCGCCTTCAAAGAATCTGAATCGGTCGTGGAATGAGTGTAGCGTGCAAAGCGCATCAAACATATGATCGGGCGATATAGCTCTCAACGACTCCGGAGAGTGGAACGCCTTCATGAGGCGAGGATAATTTTCTGGCACGATTGTTTGCTCGAAGTGTTTCCATGGCGTCGCGCGCCACTCTGGGATAAGGTCACTGATAAATGCCACTTGATCCGCAGCCGAGCGAATTGGTGCTTTTTCCCATGAGTCTCCTTGAGCCTTGCGCTCGCGGACGAAGCTTATGAAGGAGTCTATTTCGAGGCGCAGCGGAATCAGTGCTTCATCGACCTTTCTGTACCCTGAGTCCTCGTAAGCCTTGCGAACGATAGCGAATGCCGCAAGACTCTCCTGGTACGTTTTCCTGAATTCCTCGATATAAATCGCCTGGTTCGACTGCTTCGTCTTTTCACGCGTTATGTTCGACGGGGCTGAGTCACCGAGTTGATTCAGGATTTGCTGGCCGAGCTTCTCAGCGGCAGTGAGGTGTTGCTGAAACTGGCTGTAAAGATTTTTATATTTCTTCAAATCCTCGTCATGCAGTACCCTGGCTTCGCTCCAGTACCCAGAGAAGATATACGCGAGGTCAGAAAAGCGGTCATCCCGATGATCGATGCTGACGACGACTTCCTGATTGGTGAGGATGGCTGCCCCAGTCAGATTTGCGGATCCGACGAACGCAACGTCGTCGCCGAATATGTAAAGCTTGGGATGGAAGCTGTGCCCAGTGAAGTACCGTATCTGCACCCGAGGGTTGCCCATGAAGCGCTCCAGTGCCGTCGGATTCGTCGGGAAGCCGAGACGGACAATGAGCCGAATGGTGCACCCCGAGTCGAGCAGCTCGTCGATTACGGACGTCTCAGTGAAGAATGCGACTGCAATATAGACGTTGCATCCTGAGTCAGCGGATGCGAGAAGCGCATTCTTGAAGAAGTCCCTTTGATCATTGCGGTTGGCGTACAAGCCTGACGTATTCATTTGATCTATGTGCAAGAGTGGTTTGGTACTTTTTCTTCAGCCGAGCACAGTGTAGATCGAAAAGCCGTTTTCCTCACCATTACCGCAGTACACACGAAACCCGCCGTGAGCGGGTCTTTTCATTTCTGGAGCCCAATATGAGCAAAACCCTCCGCACGCTGCAGCAACGCAAGGCGGCGCTGGTCGCTGACGCGCGGAAGCTGGTCGAAGCCGCCCATGCGGAAGACCGTGACCTGAACGCGGCAGAGGCCGCGCAATACGACGAGTTGATGGCGTCGATCCAGGGCACGCAGCGGCAGATCGAGCGCGAGGAAGCGCTGCTCGAGGCGGAACGCACTGCCAGCGTCACGATCCCCGAGAACGCGCGCATTACTGTATCGGAGAATATCGAGCAGGATCCGAAGCGCGGCTTCCGGTCGCTCGGCGATTTCGCCAGGTCGGTCCAGACCGCGATTATCAATCCGATGCGCGCCGATGAGCGGCTCCGCTACGGGGCCGTCGCTCCCACCACATATGGCGGCGAAGGCTCCGGGCCGGACGGCGGTTTCCTGATCCCACCTGAGTTCTCGCGCGACATCTTTACACTGTCGCTCAGCGAGGATGCACTGCTGCCCTATACCGACGACTATGACATCGAGGGCAATTCGATGGTGTTCCCCAAGGACGAGACCACGGCCTGGGGCACGGATGGCATTCGCGCGTACTGGCAGGCCGAAGCCAACATTGGTACGGCGACGAAGCCGAAGCTGTCGGCCACAACCCAGTACCTGCACAAGATGATGGCACTGGTGCCGCTCACCGACGAACTGATCGCCGATGGCCCGGCGCTCACCCAGTATCTGAACCGCAAGATCGGTGACTCGATCCGCTGGAAAACCAACGATTCGCTGCTGTTCGGCGTCGGCAACGGGATGCCGATTGGTGCGCTGCAGGGCAATGCCGCAATCGTGGTGGCGAAGGACACGGGTCAGGCCACGCAGACGCTGACCATCTCGAACCTCTCGAGGATGATCGCCCGCCTGCCGCCGGGTTCGTTTGGCCGTGCGATCTGGCTGATCAACAACGACGTGCTGCCGGCGCTCTTCACGCTCACGCTGGGCAACTACCCGATCTATCTGCCGATCTCGGCCGGTGCCCAGGAGTCGCCTTACGGAATGCTGCTGGGCCGCCCGGTATTCGTCTCGCAGCACGCGAAGAGCTTCTCATCGCAGGGCGACGTGATCCTGCTCGACATGTCGTACTACCGCACCATCAAGAAGGCGTCGGGCATCGAAACCGCGACCTCGATGCACCTGTACTTCGACGCGGATGCGATGGCATTCCGTACCGTGTTTCGCCTTGACGGCCAGCCGACCATCGTCAATCCGATCAAGCCGGCTAACGGGGCGAACAACCTTTCGCCGTTCATCCAGCTCGCGGCCCGCTGATTCCGGGAGGATCCCACTATGTTTCCGAGTCTGAAACCCACCGATTTCGAGGCGTTGCTGAGCTCGATCGATCCCGCCAACCAGCCTGCCGGCACGGTCGCCACGGCCTGGATCCCGGTGCAGAACTTCCACACGTTCCTCGCCCTCATCGGCACCGGGGCAATGGGCACGAATGCCACGCTCGACGCGAAAATCCGCCAGGCACAGGATGCGAGCGGCACGGGCGCGAAGGATCTGCCCGGCAAGGCAATCACGACGATCCAGGCGGCCAGCGGTGCCAACGTGCAGGCACTCGTCAATTTCCGCAGCGGCGACGTGGATACGAACAACGGCTACGCGTTCGTCCAGCTGTCGCTGACGGTCGGCACAACGGCGTCGTTTGTCGCCGCGTACCTGTTCGGCGTAGGCGGCCGCTTCGATCCGCCGGTGGATGCATCCGCGCCGATTCCTATCAATCTCGGCGACGCGAGCGTCGTCCAGATCGTCTGAGTCCATCGTTGCCAGACTGACCCATGCCGGAAATCCTGCTCCAGCGGCCTGTAGGCGAGTCCGTTGATCTGGCCGAGGCAAAACTGCACCTGCGCGTGACCGACGACGCACAGGACACGCTGATCGCCTCGCTCGTGACCACGGCCCGGATTGCAGCCGAGACGATCACGCGCCAGCAGCTGCTCCACGCGCGCTATCAGCTCGTGCTGGACCGGTTCCCGATGGCGGGTATCGGTACGCCGCTGCCGTTCGAGCACGTGATCAACTATCCGGCCTTTGCGATCGTGCTCCCTCACGCGCCGCTCGTCGATGTTGTGTCGATCGACTATCTCGACATGAACGGCACGCCGCAGACGATGGATCCGGCCGACTACGTCGTCAACGCGGCGCTGATGCCCGCGATCATTACGCCCGGATTCGGAAAGATCTGGCCGATCCCGCTGCCACAGATCGGCGCTGTCACCGTGACGTATGACGCCGGCTACATGTCGGTGTGCATAGTCCCGGGCAGTCCACCGTCGACTCAGATTCAGGTGCGCGGCCCAGTCACGTGGGCCGTCGGCAATACCGTCCGGTTCTTCAATTCGGGCGGGGCGCTGCCGACGCCATTGCAGGTTGACGTCCCGTACACGGTGACGGCTGCGAACGCGGGCCTCTATGCCCTGCAGGATCCCGGCGGCAACCCGGTCACCCTGTCGGACGCAGGCAGCGGCACGAGCTATGTCTACGGTGGTGCGGAGCCGGTGCCCGAGGGCATCCGCAACTGGATCCTGCTGCGCACCGGCTCACTGTACGAGAACCGCGAGGAAGTGGCCATCCTCAACCGGGGCAAGGTCGAGGAACTGCCGTTCGTCGCGGGCCTGCTCGATCCCTACCGGCTGGCGTTGCCATGATGAGGCTGCCATGACCACGCAGATGCGAGCGGGCCAGCTGAACCGGCTGATGGCCATCCAGCAGCGCAGCACAACCCGAGACAGCTTCGGCCAACAGGTCGAGGCGTGGACGACCATCAAGTCGGTCTATGCGTACATCGAGGCGCTGAGCGGCAGCGAGCGTGCAGCCGCGCAATCGATCTCAACGGATGTCTCCCACCGTTTCACGGTCCGGTACGACGCGATCTTTGCTGATCCTCGCGTCGCGGCCACATACCGCATCGTCTACGCCAGCCGGATCTTCGACATCAATGCTGCGCTGAACATCGATGAATCTAACCGGAGCATCGAACTGCTCGCGAGCGAGGGACTGACGAATGGCTGAACTCCGGTGCATCAAGGGGCTGGACGAGTTTGCCAAGGCGCTCGAGCAGCTGCCCCGCAATATCGGTCGCAACGTGCTACGCGGCGCGGTCAATGCAGGCGCCACCGTGCTGCGCCAGCAGGCGGTTGTGTTTGCGCCGGTCTACGAGGGCGACGATCCACGCCAGGATCCCGGACGCATCCGGCGCGCGATCTACCAGAAGCAGATCCCCGAGCGCTCGAACGAACTGCTGCAGGTGTTCTACGTCGGCGTACGGCGCGGCCGGAAGAATCAGGTCAAGGTCCTGCGCGGCCGGGTCAAAAATCTCGACGCCTACTACTGGACGTGGCTGGAGTTCGGCCACGCCTATGTCCCGCCGCGTCCAAAGGGTATGTCGCTGAAGGCACATCGTGCGGCGGTCAAGGCGATGCCCAACGCGATCTGGGTTGAACCACGCTCCTTTATGCGGCCGGCATTTGCGATTGCGAAGGATCAGGCGATCCAGGCCATGATCGGTTACCTCGCAGCCCGCATTCCAAAAGAAGCGGCCAACCTCGGTCTGACGATGAAATGACCACGATCCAGGAGCAGGTCGCCACACTCCTGCAGCCGCTCGCCGCCGGTGGAGCCTCACCCCAGGTGCAACTGCAGGACAACACATACCCGTACATCGTCTACCGGCGCCTCGCGAGTCCGGTCTGCAACACGCTTTCCGGCAACGGCTCGCCCCCGATCAACAACACGCTCTTCGAGATCTCGTCCTGGGGCTACACGTATGCCGACGCCGTGGCGACAGCTTCGGCCGTGGCTGCTGCGTTCCAGTCGTGGAGCATCCAGAACGTCTTGCAGCATGAGCAGGACCTGTACGAATCCGACGTCAAAGCTTTCCGTGTCGTGCAGACGTTTTCCGTCTGGCACGACTGACCTGCTTCTGCTTTCCGTGTTTTCTTTCCCTCTGGAGTCACATCCATGACCTCGACTGCCATTTCGTCGCAGGGCTCGTCGTTCGCCGTGTCGGGCGGCGCGGGCGCCGCCGTCAGTATCACCGGAATCATTCTCGGCTACCCCACCATCATCGAGGCGACCGCGCACGGATTCACGAACGGCGACGTGGTGTCGTTCGCCGGCGTCGGCGGCGAGACGGGCCTCAACGGCCAGTCATTCGTCGTGACCAACGTGACGCCGAATACGTTCGCCGTCAACTACAACTCGACGGGCGGTGCATCGTGGACCTCAGGGGGCACGGCCGCACCCGTTACCTGGACGCCGATCGGCAACTTCAAGACCATCAAGGGATTCGACGGCAAGACCTCGAAGCTCGACGCGACGAACCTGGCGTCGCTCGCAAAGGAATACCGCGCGGGTCTGCAGGATCCAGGCAATTTCAGCTTCGACGTCGATATCGATCTCACTGATGCCGGCCAGCTCGCCTTGCAAACGTTGAAGGCGAGCAGCGCGCTCGCGAATTACCGGCTCACGCTGCCCAACGGCCACACCGCCACCTTCACCGCGTTCGTCGAATCGTTCCCCTGGGATGGCGGTGTGGACAAGCTGCTAACCGCCACCGTCAACCTGATCATCACCGGCCCGATCACGATTGTGTGATCTCCGCTTCCTGTCACCTCACCACGGAACTTCCATGTCCACGATCCTGAATCGTGCCGCCATCCTTGCGGCCAATGACCTCGCAACCGTTACCGTCGACGTGCCCGAATGGGGCGGCGCCGTCATCATCCGTTCGATGACGGGCGCGCAACGCGACGCCTATGAAACCAGCCTGATGACGAAGGACGTGTCGGGCCGGTACACGATCGATACCGAGAACATGCGCGCGAAGCTCGTGATCTTCACGGCGGTCGATGAGACCGGCACGCCGCTCTTCACACCGGATGACCTGTCAGCGCTTGTGGGCAAGAACGCGGCCGTGATCGAGCGCCTGTTCGTCACCGCGCAGCGCATCAACGGCCTGTCGAAGGACGCCGTGGCGGACGCGGAAAAAAACTCCGTGAGCGGCCAGCCCGACGCTTCTGCTTCCGGCTCGCCGCAGCCCTCGGCATGACGGTCCGGCAACTGCTGGCCAATCTCGACAGCAGTGAGCTGACCGAATGGATGGCCTTCGAGCGCATCGAGGCGATTGGTGAGGCACGAGCCGATCTGCGTGCCGGCATCATCGCCGCCGCCGTCGGCAATCACGGCAACCGTACCTTGCCCAAGCCCTACCGTGCGAGTGACTTCATGCCCTACCTGCCGCGCGTCGAGGAGAAACCGATCTTCTTCGACGACCCCGAGCAGCAGTCCGCCACGATCCTGAAACTGGTTTTCAACCGCACGTAATCGACCTATGTCGCTCGGCTCCCTCGTACTCGAACTGCAGGGCAACGTCGCCCGCACGCAGGAAGACATGGGGCGCCTGCAGCAGATCGTCGAGTCTGCGATGCGCCGCATGGATGCGGCCGCCTCCCGTACATCCGACAACATCCAGGGCGTCGCCACGGCCGGGCGTGCGATCCAGCGCGTACAGGGCGCCGAGGAAGCCGCAGCCAGCATCGAACGGGTCGGCCACGCATCGGTCGGTGCGCGGCGCGAGATGCTGGTGCTCGCCCATGAACTGGCCACCGGCAACTTCAAGCGCGCGGCAGGATCGCTCATGGTGCTGGGCGAGCGTATCGACATCATGTCGAAGCTCGCATCCCCGGCAGGCATTGCGATCGCAGGGCTTACTGCAGCCGTTGCCGGCTTTGCCGCAATGGTAATCAAGGGCGCGATGGAGTCGGCCCAGTTCGCACGCTCGATCATGCTGACCAGCAACTACGCCGGCCAGACCGAAGCGAGCTATAACCGACTGTCACGCAGTGTCGCCGATGCCACGGGTGCCACGATCGGCAATGCGCGCGAGATCACGCAGGCACTGATCTCGTCCGGGCGCATCAGTTCAGGGGCGCTCGAATCCGTCGCGCTTGCCGCCACCCGACTGCAGGTCGCCACCGGCCAGAATGCGCAGGAGATCGTGCGCCAGTTCGCCGGCATGTCGGACGGCGTGCTGAAATGGGCACTCGATGCGAACAGGCAGTATCACTTCGTCGACGGCGCGCTGTACGACCACATCAAGGCGCTCGAGCAGGCCGGACAGCAGGAAAAGGCGATGGAGGTTGCCTCAACGGCGCTCTACCAGCACCTTGGCAACGCAGCGACGGAGAACCTCGGTTACATCGAGCGCGCGTGGCGCGGCGTCAAATCCGCCATCAGCGATGCTGCCGACGCGCTGATGTCGGTGGGTCGAGCTGAGACGGCAGCGGAAACGGCCGCTCGCATCAACCGGACGCTCGCTGCGAAGCGCTCGGGGCAGACCGACACATCCTATGCACTTGGCGTTGGCGAGGGACTCGGCGGACTTGAAGCGGGCGGGAGTTACGACGACCTGACTCGCCAGCAGTCGGCAGCCACATCACTCGCGCGTCGCCAGCAGGATGCGGCGTCACTGGCGGCCTATAAGGCGCACACCGATGAGATGGTCGTCGCGGCGAAGACGCGCTGGGACGAGCTCTCGAAGGCGCACAAGGTCGGCGCGGAGCGCCTGAAGGAAGAACTCGACGAAGCCGCTCGTGTCGGCCAGCAGGCGGGCGCCTCACGCACCGACATCGCCGCGATGCAGGAGCGTATCCGCAAGGAATACAGCCATGGGAGCGGCGCGGGACTCGACCGCGCGAATCTCGACGCGCAGACCCAGCCGATCCAGGAACAGATCACCTCGCAGTCCCGGTTGCTGCAGGATCGGCAGAAACAGCTGGAACTCGCATATCGCGATGACCACATCAGCGAGCAGGCGTACTACGACCAGTCGAAGGCCGCGATCGAGCAGTACAACGCTCAGATCCGCACACTCTACGATCAGCAGATCACGATCGTCGAAGGCGCGGCAAAGCGCACGGCCGATGCCCGGACCCGCGTCACGCTGACGAACCGGGCGAACGCGCTGCGCAACGACGAACAGCAGGCGCTACTGCAGTCGTCGGAGCGCTTGTCAGAATTGACCGAGAGGCAGACAGAGGATACGCGTAAATACCGGGACGAGGTTGAGAAGCTGAACTCGGAACTCGGCAAGCTCGACCGTGATCCGGGGCGGACGGCGGGCGCGGACTTCGATCGTGAGCACGGTCATCTACAGCGCGAGGCGACGCTCTCTGGCGACACCGACACGCTCGCTACGCTGGCACAGGCACGCAATGCAGCGGTCGCACAGGCGCAGATGAATTCGCTGAAGCAGGAAGCTGAGCAGATCACCCAACGGCTTACCCTCGCGGAGAAGGAACTGGCCGTCGCACAGGAGACAGGCGAGAAAGGTGCCGTTGCCGGCATGATCGAACTCGGCCAGCTTCGCCAGCAGGCCGCGCAGCAGCTTGCGCAGATCCAGCAGCAGATGCAGGGCATCGCATCGAACTCGGGCCTGCCGCAACTCGATCTTCAGGCGCAGCAGTTCGGCCTGCAAGTCCAGCAACTGTCTGCCTCGAGCAACGTCCTCGGCAAGTCTATCTCCGACGTGTTCGCCAACTCGTTCGCGAACATGCTCGACAACACGATCACGCGCACGAAGACACTGCGGCAGGAATTCCTCGATATGGCTAATAGCATTGAGCAGGCCATCATGCGGATCATTGCGCAGGATCTGACAAACCAGTTGTTCGGCATTGGCTCGGGCACCGGTTCCGGCAGCAGTTCGGGCGGGTGGCTTGGACAGCTGTTCAGCTGGGGTATGGGACTGCTTGGGCTGACGGGTGGCAGTGCAACGTCTTTTTCGACCGATGTCATGCAGTCCGGCCTGATGGGATTGACTCCCGATTTCAGTGTCGCGGCGGACGATATCGGCAGCATGCTGACCTATCCGTTTCATATGGCATCCGGCGGCGATACGTCGCCCGGTGGCCTGTACGAGGTCAACGAGAAAGGACCGGAGCTGCTGACCGTCGCGAACCGCACGTTCCTCATGATGGGCAACCAGGGCGGTACGGTTACCCCGGGTGGGTCATCCGGTCCCGCGCGCGGTGGCCACACGTTCAACCTGAATATTGCGGTGCCGCCCGGCACGACCCGGCAGAGCGCGCAGCAGCAGGCGCAGGCCATCATGCGGCAGACAAACATCGCGATGGCAAGGAACGGTTGATTCAGCGATGACCACGTTTCTCGAATCGCCCCGCTTTCCGGACAACATCGCGTTCGGTGCCACGGTCGGCCCAACGTACCTGACCGTCGTCAACCAGGTCTACAGCGGGCGCGACGCTCGCATCCCCGCCTGGACGCAGGCGCGTATCCAGTTCGAGGTCGGGCGCCGGACGATGAACGCCCCCGATACCGCCACGCTCGATGCCTTCTTTCGCACGGTCAAGGGACGCGCATATGGTTTTCGTATCAAGGACTGGACCGATTACTCCGACGGCGGCGCCGGCGTACTGATTGCGACCGCAACCAGTGGCGTCTACCAGATGACGAAGCTGTATGCGAACGGCGCGCTCACTGAATCGCGGCTGATCCAGAAGCCGGTGGCGGGCAGCGTGCAGATTATCAAATCCGGCGTGCCCCTCACGACGGGCGTCGCGCTCGACACGACCACGGGCCTTGTGACGATCACGCCGGCGCCGACAGGCTCGCCCATGCTCACGTGGACCGGGCAGTTCGATGTGCCCGTGCGCTTCGATGTCGACCAGATGAAGAAGCAGATCATGGACCGCAATGGTGCGGTCGGCGACCTGCTGGTCGACTGGAGCTCGATTCCCCTGATAGAGATCCGCCCGTAATTCGCCATCTTCATGCGTTCGATTCCCACCGCCCTCCTCGCCACGCTCCAGGCCGAGGTGCAGACCGTCTGCACGCTCTGGAAGATCACCCGCACAGATGGACAGGTCTTCGCGTTCACGGACCTCGACCAGCCCGTCACGTACGGTGGCCTGACGTATCAGTCGGCAGGCGGCTACACCCATTCGCAGATCGACAGCACGAGTGACCTTTCCACCTCGAACCTCGAGGTACAGGCCGTGTTCGACAGTTCGACCATCACGCAGGCCTCGCTCGAGTCCGGACAGTGGGATTTCGCGCAGGTGACCTGCATGCTGGTCGACTACACGACCCCGTCGGCGGGTGCCGTGACACTGGCAAGCGGCACACTCGGTCAGGTGACGATCACGAACGGCGCCTATCAGGTCGAAATGCGCGGTGTGGCGCAGCTGATGCAGCAGGAGCAGGGTGACGTGTACAGCCCGACCTGCCGCGCGCAGCTTGGCGACGCGAAATGCACGGTCGATGTGACGTCGCTCACCTTCAACGGGACGGTCGCAAGCGTGAACAGCGCGACCAGCTGGAACGATCCCGGCCTCTCGCAGACCGGGCCTGTCGTCGCCTATACCGATACGACTGGCCACAAGATCCCGACACGCTCGCCGTTCACGGTCCAGGTCGTGCCTCCCAACGGAGGTGGGTTCGTTTCGACGATCTCGGTCGTCGATTCGCATGGCACCACCTATGGTGTCGGGACCGGATCCGGGCAGTACACGGTCTCGACTACGGGTCTCTACACGTTCAATAGCGCACAGGCCGGTGGTGAGATCTTCATCAGCTACAACTACACGGTCGGGTATTTCGCGTTCGGCAAGGTCAAGTGGCTGACCGGCCAGAACGCGGGCTTCGTCATGGAGGTCAAGGCGTTCGCGCCGGGCGTCGTGACGCTTGCGATGGCGATGCCGTATCCGGTCGCTGTCGGCGACACGTACATGATCACGGCCGGCTGCGACAAGCAGCTTGGCACCTGCTACGCGCGCTACAACAACATCGTCCATTTCCGTGGCGAGCCGTATATCCCCGGCCCCGACCTCCTGCTCTCGCCTCAGGGGAACTGAATGGAAGATCATGCCGTGGTGACCATCGCGCGCGTGCGGTTCGTCGCCGAAGCCCGCGACTGGCTCGGCACGCCGTACCAGCATCAGGGACGCTTGAAGGGCACCGCCTGTGACTGCATTGGTCTTGTGATCGGCGTGTCGCGCGCAGTCGGCCTCGACGTGCCTGATGCGCCCGATTACGGGCGCCGCCCGGATGGCCGGCTGCGTGGAACACTCGAAGCGCATCTGTTGCGAGTTCCCCTTGCAGATGCGCAAGGCGGCGACGTGCTGCTGTTCGCGTGGCACGCGACGCCGATCCACGTGGCGATCCTGACCGATGCCGATCACTTCATCCACGCGTATCTTCCGAACCGGCGCGTGGTCGAGTCGCGCCTCGATGAAAAAACCCGGCGTCACGTGATCGCGGCCTACCGCATCCCCGGAGTCGTCTGAATGGGCCAGCTTGTCCTGTCCGCCGCCGGCGCAGTGGTTGGTGGTGCGGCCGGCTTCCTGATCGGCGGGCCTGCCGGTATCGCAGAAGGCGCGGAACTCGGCTGGATGGCGGGCGGAATCGCCGGTGGCCTGCTGTTCCGCCAGAAGGGCCCGCAGCCCGCCGACATCCGCATCCAGGACAGCGCATACGGCAAGCCGGTTCCGCTCGCCTACGGCATCTACCGGATTGCCGGGAACATCATCTGGGCCGGCCAGCCTTACGTCGCCAGCAGCGGCGGTAAAGGGGCTGGTGGCAAGGGACCGCAGCAGCAGAAGGTGTCCATGTCGTTCGCTGTCGGTCTGTGCGCGGGTCCAATTACGGCCGTGCGGCGCATCTGGGCCAACGGCAAGCTGATCTACGACGTGTCCAATCCGTCGAATTTCCAGGCGATCAGTGGCTCGAACCAGATGGTGACGAATTTCACCGTCTACCCCGGCGATGAAAATCAGTTGCCCGATCCGGTGATGCAGGCCGCGCTTGGCGTGAACAACACGCCCGCGTACCGGGGACTGGCCTACGTCGTATTCAACGAGCTGGATCTATCGCAGTGGGGCAACTACCTGCCGTCGCTCTCGTTCGAGGTCGTCACGGCGCCGGCTGCGCTCGCCACTTCGAGCTCGGCGTCAACGTATGCGTACTCGACCTCGCTCGGAACGTTCTTCATGGCGCCGTGCCTGTCGGCGTCGGGGGGCATCGCTATGGGTTACGGGTACTACTTCGGCTACAACGGCGTGACGGTCGCAAACCTGAGCGCCTATGGTGCCGTCCAGACCCAACTGCTCAACTGGAGCGGCAACCGGGGTGGCATCAACATGCCGCTCGGCTACAGCGACGTACCGGGCATCTATACCTGGCCCGGGTGGCTGCATCCAGACGGCTCCTACGACGACATGAGCCTGACGGGCAGCATGGACCTCGGCTTCGACGGCGATGAGGCCTGCTTCTGGCGCAATGGCAGCGACATCTTCCTGAGCTCGTCCTATACGACGAGCGGCCGCCCAATTTACCGGTGCGATCTCTCGCAGCAGGGGCTGATCGTCGCGCAGAGTACCCAGCTGGGCGAATGGCACATCCTCGGCGGCTCGGCCACGCATGTCTATGCATTCGATGATTTGACTGGCCATCTGTTCCAGTTTGACCGCAACACGCTGGCCGTCACCGCCACGTATAACGGCATCAATTTCAATGCGAACACCGGATATGTGCTGACGGACGACTACATCTACACGGTCGGCGACAACCTCGCCGTGTCGCTGTTCCGGCCATCGCAGAACACCTATACGGTACTCGGTTATGCCCCGTTCGGCGTATCGACGATGGTGGCCATCAACGAGAATTTCTTCGTGTTCGCCTCGGGTGCGAACCTCAGCAGTATCTCACTCGGCTACATGTGGATCTCGCAGGGCCAGACCTTCACGACGGTCGGCAATGCCGTCTCTGACCTGTGCAATCGAGCCGGCCTGGCAGCGTCGCAGGTCGATGTCTCGCAGCTTACCGACATGATGAACGGCTACTGCGTGACGAACCATTCGACCACGCGCAGCAACCTCGGCCCGTTGATGTCCACGTACTTCTTTGATGCGTGCGATTCGGGCGGTGTGATCCGGTTCGTGAAGCGCGGTGCGCAACCGGCCGGGACCTTCCTGTACGCCGATCTCGGTGCATCGCCAAATCTGGCGGACACAGCGAACACGACACCGGTCACCGAGACGATCGCGCAGGAGGTTGATCTTCCGCGCTCGATGCAGCTGACTTACCCGGAACTCGGAGACGACTACAACCCGAACACACAGCGCGCGATGCGCGCATACACGAACTCGAATCGCGACACCGTCATGCAGGTGCCGATCGTGCTCGCAGGTTCCGACGCGCAGGCACGCACCCAGGCGATGCTATGGGCCGCATGGGTCGGACGCAAAACCTTCCAGTTCACGACAGGCCTCGCTTATCTGCAGTACGAGCCAGGCGACGTAATGACATTGCAGGGCTCGAATGGCGAGAGCTGGACGGTGCGCATCACGCGTTGCCAGTACGACGGCCAGGGGTCGCTCCTCTGGGCCGCCGCGCTCGAGGAACCCGATATCTATCCAGGCAGCTCCTACACGACGCAGGGCGGCACTGCGCTCGGATTTGCCAGCCAGCAGATCGATTACAGCGGCCCGACCATCCTCTCTGTGCTCGACATTCCGCCGCTGCGCGATGCGGACAGCACACCGGGCGTCTACATTGCCGCGTGCGGGATGGCTTCGTCGTGGCCCGGTGCGGCGATCGACCTGTCGCGCGATGACGTGACGTTCACACAGTTCGCGCAGATCACCCATGCGTCCGTCATGGGCTACGCGGCGGGCGCCCTTTCATCGTTCGGCGGTGGCAATCTCCCCGACGAGACCAATACAGTCAGCATCGTCCTCTATGAAGGAGCACTTGCCTCGTGCAGCTATGCGGATTTCCTCGCCGGCGCCAATGCGGCGTGGCTGGGCGGCGAAATCCTGTTTTTCCGCAACGCGACGCAGACGGCAGCCAACACCTGGACGTTGTCCGGTCTGCTGCGAGGGCGCGGTGGCACGGAAGCCGCCATGACGACCCACGCCGCCGGCGAGCGGTTCGTGCTGCTCGATCCTGCTGCGATCGTGTCGATGCCGATCCAGACGACCGATTTCGGCTCAACCCTGTATTTCGAGACATTCCTGCTCAATCTGTTCTCGGGTTCGCCCGGCGCGCAGGTGAGCCTCACACCCAAGAACGGCCGGGTCATGCCGCTCTCGCCAGTGTATTTCATGGCCGCGCACGGCAGCGCGTCGAGCACCTCCGACATCTCGCTGTCGTGGATCCGGCGTGCCCGCGTCCGCACCCAGTGGCTCGATGGCGCCGATGTCCCGCTCGACGAGTCAGCCGAGAACTACACGCTCACGATCCTGAACGGCTCGACCACAGTTCGGACCGTCACGGTTGCCGGCAATGGTGCCGGCGGCGCCTACACGTATACCGCAGCCAATATCACGGCGGACGGCTTCTCAACAGGCGCGACGATCACCTTCCGCGTGCAGCAGAACAGCGATCAGGGCGTGCTGGGCGCATCTGCCACGACGACCATCACGAGGTAACACGATGTCCAACAGCACGACGCTGCTCGACACCATCGCAACGAATCAGGTAGCCAAGGAAGTGATCGCCAATGCCCTGTTCGATGCGGCCAGTCCCGCAATGATCTGGGGCCGGCGCGCGAGCACGACGAGCAGCCTGACCTGGGGCTACTATGGCGGCACGTATATGGTCGGCACGACCGCCAATGCGATCGCGAACGGCACCGTCACGCTCACCGCGAGCGCGACCAACTACGTGTATGCGAGCGCCACGACCGGTTCCGTGTCGGTGAACACCACGGGCTTCCCCGCCGGGTCAATTCCGCTCTACCAGATCGTGACCAGTTCGACCGGCATCTCCAGCTACACGGACTGCCGAAGCTACCAGCCCAGCGCGATCGCGGGCACCGTCCGCAGCGCAACGAGCGAAGGCAGCGGCACGCCCGTGCTGGATGCAGCGAATTCTACGGCGCAGACGCTCGCTTTCAAGTCGTTGATCGGCGGCGCCGGTGTCACCGTCACGGACGGTGGATCGAACGGGCTCACGATCAGCACGAGCGGTACGAGCGGCACCGTCACGGGCGGCAGCAACGAAGGCAGTGGAGTCGGCGTGCTCGACACTGCCTCCACGACGTCGAGCAACCTCGCGTTCAAGACACTGGTCGCCGGCAGCGGCATCACGATCACCGACAATGGATCCGCGGGCATCGCAATCGATGCGAATACGGCCGCTGCCGCTGCGCCAGCGATCCAGCAGAACGGCACGACCGTCGTCAGCGCGGCGACGCAGCTCAACTTCCAGGGGGCGCAGGTCACGAATCCGGGCGGATCGCAGGCGCAGATCGCGCTGTTCTCGGGGTTCGGCACGCCCGATCAACTGCCGAACCTGTCGAATTTCACCTGGGTCAATCAGGGCAGCGCCACCGCGCTGCAGGAGCCTTGGGGCATCAGCCTGTCCACGCCGAAAGCGGGCGGTGAGAACTGCGCGTGCCTTGTGATTGCCGCGCCCGCGACGCCCTACCAGATCGTCGCCCGCATGCGCGCGTTTCCGGCCAGCTCCAGCTACATCAAGTGTGGCCTGGTCTGGCGTAACAGCTCAAGCGGTCTGCTGCAGGCCGCGGGCCTGCTGTATCAGAGCGGATTCCAGTACGGCATTGGCAACTTCAACAGCCCGACCTCGTGGAACGGGTTTCAGGGCTCGCAGTACGCGATGACCTTCTGGCCCGACTGGCACCGGATCCGTGACGACGGGACGAACCGGTACTACGACGTGTCGCCGGATGGCGTCACGTGGGTCAACATGTATTCGTTTTCGCGCACGACGTTTCTCACGCCGGATCAGGTGGGATTTTTCGCCGATCCGAACGGTCAGGCCGTCGGCCTCTCGCTGTTTTCCTGGTACGCCGGAGCGTAAGTCATGTCGAACAGCTCGACCCTGCTCGATACGCTATCCGCGACTTCCTCGACGAAGGAGGCAACGCTTAATGCGCTGTTCGATGCCGCCAGCCCGATGATGCTATGGGGCCGGCGTGCGGCAACGACGGGCGGCCTCATCTGGGGCTACTACGGCGGCACCTATACGAGTCCGGCGGGCGTCATGCAATCGGTACCCGATGGAATCCTGACGCTCGCCGCGAGTGCGACGAATTACATCTTTGCGGACCCAGTGACGGGCGCCGTCAGCAGCAACACTTCGGGGTTTCCGGCTACCTCGTTTCCGCTGTTTCAGGTTGTTACCGGCACATTGACGGCGTCGAGCTACACCGACATGCGCAGTTACCAGCCGAACGCCATCAGCGGATCGCTGCGCGGTGCCGTGAATGAAGGGGCTGGCGCCGGCCTGATCGATACATCGTCATCGACGGCCGCGAGTCTCGTCGTGAAAACGCTGGCCGCAGCGGGAAATTTCTCAATCGCGGACAACGGCGCAGGAAGTCTGGTGCTGACCTGTCCCGGTGGCTCGATCACCGGGGCATCGAATGAAGGCAGTGGCGCCCCGATTCTCGACGCAGCGAGCTCGACCGCGCAATCACTCGTCTTCAAGTCGCTCTCGGGCGGCGCGAACCTGCAGGTGATCGAAGGAGGCAAGCTCGGAGCAGGGTTGTCTCTTGTCGGTACGCTCAGCGCGGTTGAACAGGGCGGCATCATCAAGGCCGTGGCGCCGGGGGCGCTGAATTTCACGAACGCGAGCGTGACAGCGACAGGATCAGGCGCGACGATCACACCGAATTCATCACACGGCGCGACGGACACCGTGCCGCAATTGTCCGCCTTCACCCTGCGTAATCAGGGGGCGACGGGCGCCATCGCCACGCAGTATCCGTGGGGCATTGACATTGTCACTCCGCATTCAAGCAGCGCGCAGGCATTCGTCCTCACGCAGCCGATACCATCTGGGACCTTTCAGGTGACGATGCGCTTGCGCGCAGCGCCATTGAATGCCAACTACGGGTGCGTTGGGCCGTGCCTGTATGACAGCGCGAGCGGAAAGCTGAAACTCTTTGAGCTTGCGTATCAGAACCAGCTCGGCTACTGGGTCGGCAACTTCAGCAATTTCTCGTCGTGGGGCGGAAACGCTTTCTCGACGAACCTCGGTGCCGTTCCGGAATGGATGCGACTCCGTAGCGACGCGACGAACTGGTATTACGAAGTGTCAGGCGACGGTTCATCGTGGCAAACGCTTTTCAGCGAGGCGATCAACTCATTTCTCACGCCCGATTCGTGCGGGTTCTATGCATTCCAGCCGCAGGTGGCCCCCGATCTCGCGTTAGCTGTCTTTTCCTACTACTGCGGCGCTTAGGTTGAACCTCGCCTCGCAGACATCCATCGCCGCCCTCCGGGGCGGTTTTTCATTTCTGGAGCATGCCCATGAACAGCAATGATCACGTCATGGAATCGATCAAGGTGTCGATCGCGTGGGTTGGCGGCCTGATCGGCACGCTGCTGGGCCAGGTCGCGGCGTACCTGACGCTCTCGAACGTTGTGCTGTCGGCCACGCTCGTCTACACGGTTCTGCAGATTTTCATCCTGGCGCGCGACAAGGTTTTTCGCCGCCGCACAAGCACGGAGGATTGACCATGCCCGTCATCACCGCACAGCAGGCCGGTGGCCCCAACCGGACCGCGTTTCTCGACATGATTGCATGGAGCGAAGGAACCTCGCGCATCCCCGAATCCGACGACGGCTATCGCGTGCTCGTCAGCGCGACGCCGGGCAAGCCGCTGACGTTTTCCAGCTACGCGACGCACCCCGACATCCTCAACTCCGCGTTCAATTCGACCGCCGCCGGCCGGTACCAGCTGCTCTATCGCTACTGGCTCGCGTATCGGCAGCAGTTGAAGTTGCCGGATTTTTCGCCGTTCTCGCAAGACCGGATCGCGCTGCAGCAGATTCGCGAGAAAGGCGCGCTGCCTTTCATCGACGTTGGCAATTTCACGAAGGCGGTCCAACTCTGCTCTGGCATCTGGGCCAGCCTGCCCGGCAACGACTACGGGCAGCACGTCAATACGATCGCCGCATTGCAGACCGCCTACGTCAATGCGGGTGGCGCAATTCTGCGCGGGGCAACCAACCTCGCGTAATCCGTTCGATTTTCACCACTACGACCAAGGAGTCGACCATGAATCAAGTCTCGTCCCTCGTCACCGGCGGAACGACCATCACCGCCGCCACGCTCGCGCCCATGCTGCAGTGGTTGCTGGCCGGATGCCCGTTGCCCATTCCGGAGAGCCTGCCGTATCTGGTTGCGGCGCTGATCGTGACCGGCGTACATGCGATCGGAAACTGCTGGGCGAGCCATCAGGCCGCGAAGACCGATGCGCCCGCACCTGCGGCTGAGCCCGTTACCCCAGCTCCAACTGTGCCCCCTGCCCCGGCTACCCAGCAGGCGTAATTCCCCCACTGTTTTCCTCCCGCCGCGTTCGCGGCAATCTCCACGAAGGTGTCTATCATGAAGAAGCTGCTTCTCGCGGCGGGTCTTGCTACGCCCATTGCATTCGCTGCCTGCACGACGGCGCAACAGCAGACGACGACGACAGTGGCGACCACCTTTCAGACTCGCGTCGAGCAGGCCTGTGCCGTGGTTCAGCCGGAGCTGAATAGTCTGGCGGCGCTGGCCTCCAACGGCAACACGTTGCTTGCCCCTCAAGCATCGGCACTGGCCACGCTCGCGACCGATAGTACAGCCGTCTGCCAGGCGACCACCAATGTCGATACCGCATCGGTGCAGGCGCTCATCGATACATCGATTCCGACGGCGCTGACGATCGTCAACGATCTTCCGCTCGATAGTCAGACTCGACTCACAGTACAGGCGGGGTTGATTGTTTTCCAGACGGCCCTGTCGGCAGCTCTGGCGACGCTGCCAGTAGGTCCGGATTCGGAAGCATCTGCCGCTGTCACAGCACGCCTATGATGGCTGTGCAACTTGGGGGCGGCTCTTTTCAGCCGAGATGGGATAGACACTGATCCTGCGCATTGTGAACTATCGAGCGGAACACCGCTGGCAGCTCCCATGTTGCGTCGGGCCCAAGGAACGGCGGGAAGTAAAATGGTCTGGTGCTCCGTCGGCTCGCGGAGATCATCCTGTTGATGCTATCCAATCATGGAAGACTCGGCATGAAAACGTTCGAGATGTCGTAGTAAAATTCGAAACCCGCTCGCACTAAAACAGTTGTTACTCACTGAAAGCAAAATATGCCTGATTACTACACAGTGGTATTCACGCCGTCAACTTGGCAGGATTTCATAGCTCTCCCAAAAAAATCTATTGGATTTAGATTGACGCTCGAGGCTAGCATCAAGAAAGTCAAAACAGATGACGTATTGATCTGCTATCTAGCCGAGAGAATGACCTGGTGCGGCGCTCTAACCGTCTCAAGCTCACCATACAAGTCGATGGACCACGTCTATGCAACAAAGTATAAATTACCGTTGATTGTTGACGTCGAGCCACAGTGCATCTTGGATCAGCAGCAGGAAATTCCAGTAAAAACTAAAGATCTCTGGGATCAGCTCGACCGATTCAAGCATGAAGATCATCGCATCAACGGATGGGCCGTCAAAGTTGGCTTAATTCGTTCAATGCGAAAACTCCCCAAAAAAGATGCCGAAACCCTACTTCAATGGATGATTCGGTCGAAAAAATGATAATCCGAACTTTGTCAAATCAAATTGGATTCCGGATCACCAAATGAAACCCCCAAGCCAGCCATCCATTTCCGTAGAATTTCCCTAATATCACTAGCAAATAAACAATCTCCTGCATTCGTCGGATGGGAACTAATCAACTCAAGACGGCGACCATTGCGCGCCCTGAGGCTCCGCGAAAACCCATTTTTCGAAACAAACGCCAAAACCCCCCAATTGGCAGGCGACCTAAGCGCTGAATGGAAATTCTCAAAATATCCAAGCATCTTATAGGTCTCTTCGGATCGTGTAGATCCAGTTACCAGCCTATTTTTTGCGTCAATTAGAATACGACAAGAATTATCCGCGATCACGCAAATATCGGGTATACCCCTAAGTGCTGCCCCAGTGGATTCATACATCCATTCCGCATCTTCGGCGGGTAATGATCTTTGGAACCAAACCTCAAACGTGTGCGCATCGAGCTCAAAGGCGTATATCGGCCGCCGCCGGCTTTCGATCAATGGAGCAGGCCCGTCTTTCAATCGTGCTCCAACCTGCAGAAAAGCCTGACCTATCGAGCGAATGCACCAAATCTCATAAATACGGTCCAAAAATATTTCGTCAGCAGGAAATGAAAGCATTGACTCGACGAAACGTTCAGAAGACGTTGCACCGGTCAAATCCTCTCCAACCAGTCTCCAATCTCTTACAAAGTCAACGAGATCTGAATACGCCCGTTCATTTCCTGTTTGCCTCCGGGCAATTCTGCGTGACGCTTCAAGGTAAAGCCTAGGAAGGGATGAGCCCCCGCCTACCGCTGTCCACGGATCCCGCTTCATTCGCCCAAGGATCCAGCTCTTGTACCGCCTGCCCAACAATGACTCAGCAGAACTAGGTGGGAAATTGGAATTCGACAGTCTCTGCGTCAATGTACGAAAGATACGAACTACCAAAGCATTCTCGGGCGTGCTAGGCACTTCAGTCGTAACCAATATCGGATACGTTTTGGGCCAAGAGAATGAAGAAGCCCGCCTCGAGACGTACCTCGGTATATCCAACCGCCCTCGTATCACACCCTTGGTCTCCGTGCGAATGGTCTCCGTCAAGCTTGACAGCCCACTTTCGATTCGTTGAACGATCGGAATAAGTTGGGTACAGCACGCAATTGCGTGCCTGAACCTGATGTGTTCAGCAAATTTTGTGCTTTCATCATCCGAATCTTCCCCGACGGGCGTTACCACCCCACCAAGCTCAACAGCTTCGCCGGAAAAGTAGCTCGAGATTAGAGGTAGCGCTTCCTTTAGAAATCGGTACCCCAATTGGGCATCATTTTTCTGGAACAAAATGCATTCCCGAGGCGGCAATTATTAACAACTGGCGAGCGAATTGATTCGAAAATGGAGAGGGCAAATTTTTCGCAAAATTCTCGAGCTGATCCGGCTCAAGTACATCTGATTCAAATAGCGGAGCTAGTTTCACGGATGCCGCCCAATCGATATTCCTATCCGCGGTGTCAGCCGAGTTTCCATCCTGTCGATTTCGCGTGACGAATATTTCGACGGTATCGATTAGTTGCGCCGTACCAATCGGCAAATGCGGTACCCCATTACCTTCTTGGGCATACCGAATTGACTCAACAATGTCAAACAGGGCGGAAAGACGACCTAAATGTCGTGATGTTATGTCTTCGACAATCTCATCAAGAACCCCACTTGTCGTGCCCGGTGTCATAGAGCACTCCCGGCTGGCGATCCGTTGCGCAGCCCGCTGGATTACGTAGGAAAACTCGCGGATTGCGGGTGACGAGTTTGAAATATCGAACATCCACGGATCTGTTGGCGATTTTTTTGGCGGAACATCTAGGGAAATGAATGTAAACCGTCGCCGGATAGCTTGACTCAGACTCTGAACGAACTGCTTGTCGTAGGAATTCAGCGTCGCGATAATACGAAATCGCTTTGGTATCACAAGCTCCCGATTTCCATCTTTCTGATGTGGAAGATTGATTGGGACAAGTTCATCTGTTCCGAGAACAGAGAAAAGCTCACCAAATGCTTTGTCAAGGTGTGCACGATTCAACTCATCGATTAACAACCACTCTGCCTGGGGATGGCTAGGGTCATCGAAGTGCTGTACTACATTGTTTCCGCATCGGATCACCGCTTCGGTGAGAGCGCCGTTTACCGGAGTAATTTCCTCCTTGCGATCTTCAGTCAGTCGAAGCTCAAGCCTTCCAATAACGTCATAGATCGTCCAATCCTCGTGCGCGGTAACCGCAAATGTGGACACGTTGAATGCCTTAGCTAAAGCCCGAACAAGTGAGCTCTTCCCTGTTCCTGGTGGACCTTGAAGAACCACGTGCCCAACTCGGATCGCAGCCGAGACGGCCCGTAGGACATCCTCAGACACAACGAGCTGAGAGGTCACATGCTTTAAGCGCGCATCAAAATCAGCGGGCAACTCGAGGTCATATTGAGCAACCTCCCGTATCCTTTCAATTGCCTGATGAAAGTCAGTCGGCGGAATCGCACCGCTGTCGACAAGTTGGCTCTCGTTGATGTCAGCCATTGGCGTTTCCCCGCAAAGCGCGAATTACTTGAATGTTTGATATTGGTCGCGCGCGGCGGAGACGAACTTTCACCACGTTTGCATCCAAGAGATCTTTCGCCTCAACCAGGTACGTCCATTGCTCGTCGTGGCTGAGAATAATCCGCTGCCCCCGAGCAAGCTGACAAAGGGAGGCAACGGGCCCTAAAATATCCTGGCCGCTGAGAACCTTGTAGCTTTCGCCCTCAGAGAGAAAGAACACACGCTCACCTTGCATCACTACGCTAGTTAATGCGGATGTTACATGGACATTCATTGGCGTGACAGGCGCACCAAGATATGAAAAATATTCGTTTTCATCGCTAAACATAGGCGCTGCTGGCAAGCGCGCTATGGCCGACCCACCTGTCGCACATTGATCAGAGCCTCCGTTATTCGAAAGCGCCTTTCTAATCATGCCAAGCCAATCTTTTCGAATGAAATGGCGACGCTTCAGCTCCGTTACTCCGTAGGGACATTCCATATCTTCTCCACCGAGAAGAAGATGATTCATCCCTGCGTGTACAGCCACCTGATTTAGCGAGTTATAGAATGCACCTTGACGTTGACCGACCGGCATGTTTATCTGAGTCAGAAGCTCAGGGTGACTGCGCAGCGTTCGAATATCTTCTACGGCATCGATAGTTTCGTTTGTTAGAAACACGCGACAGAGAACTCGCTCAAGCTCTGTCCACCAAACATAACCGTCGAGGTCCAATAGCGCTGAATACCAAAAGCGATAGAGCAGAAGGTCCGAATCGCGATGCGCTTCGCTTTTCGGACGTCGAGGACCACGCAATGGATAGCGCAACAACAGGTTCAGACCGATCCACGCAAATTCGTTCTTGTCGCCGCGATCAGCAGCATCCTTAAGTTGGGCACCTGCAGGAGTGATCGTTATACGGTTTGACCGCGACTCGACATAAAGAATTCCAAATTCTTCGAATGTCGCTTTCCAACTTTCAACCGCATGGGAGCTGAGTTGGCGTGGGGCGCCGGTAGAGGACCAATACGATTTCAACTCATCATAGTTCGTGAAGTTGAAGAAGGAAAGTAAAGTCGTCCATGCCTCCTGCGACTTCTCGCTCTCACTAAAGAAACATGGATAACCGTAGCTATTTACCCGCCAAAAGTCCGACGTTCGTGCAGCACGGGGGAACTGCCCAATCAATTTGCCACCTCATCAGCTCCAATTGACACACGCGGAATCGGTAGCCGATCCTCATTTTCCAGAATCGCCCCCGTTGTCTTCTTCAGTGTAATGACCCAATCCATAAGAATGATACCGCCCCGGCCCTTACGGGGAAACTTCATATAGTGACGTCGAATTCGGTACGCAAAAGCTTTCTCCAAGTGGAGACCAGCGGTCTTGGCAAGGCGTAGCAAGCAATCATGGACAGGCAATACACCAGTCGACGCTTGACTGTTTCCTACGACTAGGACGTATCGGGCGCCATCTTTCATTACGCGCGCCGCCTCAACAAAATGCTTTTGCATAAGGTCGAAGTACGCCAATGCAGCCTCTCTGCGATACTCAGGAATCTGCTGCAAATCCACTAGACCAACGAGTGATTCGTGAATGGACGACGATTCAACGACGGGGTTCTTCGCGCCGATAGGGAGCCGCCTTCTCTTGTTGTACTCACCACGACTCGACACCCCGAGCATTGGCCCAAGCCAAAAATACTCGAGCATGAAGTTATACATGTAATCGACCGAGTCGAGGTACGGTGGACTTGTGATAATCAGATCTACTGACGCATCTGCAAGCGGCACACTTAACGCAGATCCCTCAAGGATACGCGTTTGTCGAGTGCCTCGAATTGACGCCAGACTAGAAATCCCTGTTAGTGCGCGTTGCAGGAACTTTTCGAAAGTTTGAAAAACGTCAGGCGGTACCTTTTTGAGCGTTCCGGATACGTAGGTTTTCTGAGTTTGATCGTCTGCGTTAGAAACCCAACGAAGAGTTGAGCTGAACACCGCAAAAAAAAAGTTTCGCTCAGCTTGCGAGCATTGGAGTCTTTCAATCGCTAGATAGATACGACTGAGGCTCTGCCACGCGGCCTCCGAAAACCAGTGAGTGACGTTCTTGACCCCCTCCATAGGAAGAAAACACTCAGCACAGTGTGGCAGTTGGCTCGGACTCAACGCCATCGAGAGAGACTTCAGTTTACTAGGATCAAAGTCGCCCGTCTTGGCTGCAGTGATTAGGCGCGCCAGCGGGTCGATGTCAGTCCCATAGGAACAGTCAACAGAGCAGAGTGCTTCAACGAGTGAAGTGCCAGAGCCCATAAAAGGGTCTAGGACGACACTCGCCTCGGTGGCGTAGTTATTGAGGGCCCACCTTGGTACCTGAGGAATGTACTTCGCAGGGAATCGATGAAGCCCATGTGTGAGTCCCGACGTTTTTGTGGACAGCGTCAGGCTAAGGAGTTCGCCGTGCGCGATCTCGCCATGCGGCGGAAACTCTTCGACCTCCCGAAGCGTTTCGGGCTGGTCATCATAATTCCCAGATGGCTCGATAGGTCGCGAACTGACCGTTCGAATAATCTCGGATTCGATTGAAGCTATTAGTTCGAGTTGTTCGCTCATTCCAGTATTACGATTGACTCACGCATGTACTTCTCAAAGCCCCTAAGCCGATTTCTCTGCTGAGGCGCCACCGTCAGGTGCCTAGTCTCCACAATGGTTGCGCGATTGAATCCTGCCTGAATGCCAACCATGGCCGTAAAAACATCTGTGGGGATAATGACCCCGGCAAACGCTGAATTTCCGACCACCACGTGGCAACGCCCGTTTGGAGCAGCTTGCCTACACTGCCGGAGAACCATACGCATGTCATGGAAATACCCACGCATCAAGTCGGGCACGCCCATACGCCAGCTGCTGGAGTCTCGATCCATCAGACCGATCAGCTCCTCAAGGGGAGCCAGATTGTCCGCCGGCCGCTTGAAATCCGCGTTGAGGTGAGAACGCAACGAAGCCTTTCGAAGTGCATTCAAATCCGAGTAGGAATTCACGAAATTCCCAAACCAGAGTTCAACCTTAAATGATTCAAAGTAGTCAAACCGGTTTGCGTATGGCGGACTGAAAATGACTGAATCGAAAGTCTCTCCGTCGATAAGATCCAGTAGATTAAAAGCACTTCCTTCGGCGACGCGCTGATCATCCCAACTGCCAATACCCCACTCTACGGCATCCTCAAGCATCATTTGAAGTTGCCTAGCGAACGCCTCCTGGAAAAATGAGCGTTGATCTGGGCCAAACCTTGCCAATTGCCATTCGCCATCCAAACGGTCTTCGTACTTTCCCTTTTGACGCTTCTTATTTCTGTACTTTATCCCATTGCCTTCTTTGAAGTAACTTCCAACTCCTTCGAGAATAGCAAGCCAAGCCAGGAATACGAAATCTCGAGCCTGCTGATCTCTTTCGAATACTCGCTCGATGGCAGCTCTTGCGCGCAGCACTGAGTCCAGCATTTCAGGCTCAAATACTTTTTCGGAAATACTCAATTCTGGCAGCGGCCAACGCTCGTGCATCGACAGCAGCTGGGGAATATCCTTAATGAATTTTTCAACCCCTCGAATTGAGCGAGGCCTCAAAGGCGTAAGCTTTACCTTTGTAGAGAAAGCGGCTATCGGATTCAGATCAATGCCGAACGCGGACTTACCCCGGATTGCCGCACCAATTGGAATGGAGCCACACCCACTAAACGGATCAAGAATACGATTTCCAAGCTGCAGCTTGTCAATCAGCTCGGGCGAGTAAGCCTCACGGTACCTTAGCCATCTGTGCATCGGGGAAGTGGCATTGCCGCGCCAATGCACAAATTGACCAAGATCTAGACATTGCTCGATCGGGTAGTTCGCGTCTAATGGTTCTAGGATGTTCTTTAGGCTTTTATGCACTTGAGGGACAACATTTCCTTGTTTTACGCATGACTCGATACCGACCACTGCATCGGATTGAATCACCACGTTTGTTTGCGCTTCCTTTGCCTGCGAATACGCAATCTCATGAAGTTGGTGTGTTGAATTCAT